GGAGTTACTAATTCTGTTTTAACAGTTGGACCAACCAGTACTTTTACAGTTTGTGCATGGGCAAAATGGAATACAACTGCAACTGCGGGAGCTGCTAGAAGACCAGCAATTTCAGCTTCAGTATTAACAAATAATTTTGAATTTACATTAGGATTTCCATATATTTATTCATCTAGTAAATTAGCCTTAGAAGTTGGGAAAGCTGGAGTGGGTTCTCAAACAGCATACTCTATAAATTCTACTCCTACAGGAGTGTGGTATCATTTAGCTGGTGTATACAAAAATGGTTCAGCAGATTTTTATTTAAATGGAGTTTATCAAAGTTCAATTACTTATAATGCAACTGTAAACTCTGCTACTACAACTAGTGGAAATTGGTTATTGGGTGTTGAATTATATAATGGTGCAAATACTATAGGCTCAATGAATGGAAATGTCGGCCCGACTCAAGTTTATAATAGAATTCTAACATCTGGTGAAATATTCCAAAACTACACCGCACTGAAAGGAAGATTTGGATTATGAGTAATTTTGCTGGACCTAAAATAGTTAGAGACTCATCTCTTGTATTTAATTTCGACGCTGCAAATTATAAAAGCTATCCTGCTGGACAAGATATTGCAGTTAATAATGTAAGTTTAATGCTGGATGGAGAGAGTTTAACTGATAAAAGTTTAAATAATGCATCTTTAGGAGTTTCTGGTACAGTTACTATTGATTCAAGCATTAAAAAAGTTGGTAATTCAAGCATTAAGTTTGGTGGAGCAAAAACTGATTATATAACAATCAGCAATTCAACTGTATTTTCATTTCCGGGTGATTTTACAATAGAATTTTGGACTTATGCTAATCAATTTGGTCAACAGAATGGATTTAGCACATATTTTTCAAATGATACATTAGATAGATTTCAGTTAGCGGTATATCCTAATAATGCAAATATACAGTTATATTTAAATGGATCACTCTTTATACAAGGTTCGCTATCAAGTTCGATAGTTGGTAGATGGATGCATATAGCAGTAGTCAGATCAGGAACTACTATAAAAATATATGAAAATGGAACATCTATTGTTAGTGGAACTAGCTCTTATAGCATTCCAACTACGTTACTATATATAGGAAGACAATTACCTAGAAGTCCAATTGATTATGCCGGCAATTTAGATGGTTATATAGATGATTTTAGAATTACAAAATATGCAAGATATACATCTAATTTTACTCCACCAACTTCGCCACTATCACTACCTAATACTAGCATAGATTTAACAACAAATAAAGCATTTGGAACTCTTAATAACTCTTGCACTTATTCATCAAACAATAAAGGTTACATCAGCTTTTCAGGAGCTGCTATTGGATCTGCTGGAGCTGGAATATCCATACCATATACATCTAATTATGATCTTAGCTCAGGTGATTTTTCTGTTGAGTCATGGGTTATGATTTCAACATCGGTAAACTATGGAGTAATAATTGGTAGATGGAGTGGATATGGAGTTGCTGGAAATAGTTCTTGGGCTTTGCGACAAGAAAACAGTGGTAAGTTTCAATTTGTAACAACATCAAATGGAACAACTGAAACGGCAGTTACTGACTCATCTAATTTTATAACAAATACATGGTATCATTTAGTTGCCGTAAAATCGGGATCTAATGTTAGTTTATATAAAAATGGAGTGTTAGTTGCTGGACCAACTGCAATGGCAACAATATATAATGGAACTGCAAATTTAACTATTGGAAATGCAAATAATCAAAAAGATGCATTAACGGGATCAGTTTCTAGTGCTAAAATATATAAAGGTAGAGCTTTAAACGCTACAGAAGTGTATAATAATTATATATCTAATAGAGGTAGATTCGGACTTTAATTTTTTTAAAGGAGGTGCTTAGCACATGGCAATTCTTTCAATTTATATCCCAGATAGCGGAGTAGAACGTGTATACGATGCTATCTGTGATCATTATAGATATCAACCCACCGTTCAAAATCCAAATGCTGGGCAAAATTTAATATATTGGTCAAACTCAGTAGAAAGTAATAGTGGACTTCTTCCAATTGCAAGTGGGCAAGGTTATATTGGTGAAGGCTTGCCAGATCCATTAATTCCTCCATTTGTTGAGGGCGTTAGTGGAATTTTAGGTGTAGTAACAGGAGTTACTCCTCAAATAATTCCAAATCCAGAAAGCAAAGAAGTTTTTACAAACGGAGTTCTTCGTGGATTCTTGGCTGAGCATACAAAAGTTTATGAATTAGACTTAGCTCGTCGCCAAGCTGAAATTGCAGCTAGCGGCGCGGGAAATGTGCCAGTGGATGACGGAGCAACTGCAACTGTTTATGATTATGATATGGTATGTCTAGAACCCGCTAAAGCTCAGTACGATGCACTTGCTTCTGTAATTGCTCCCGGCAATACCTTTAACATTCCTTTGTCTGCAAATGGAAATAATCCAGCAACACATTATGGTCTTCAAGCTGGCATTACAGATACTGCTCGTCAACAACTTCTTGTGCTAGAACTTGCTGGCGGCACAACAACTAGCGGCGTACAAACTATGTTCTATACAAGATGTGATCCGCAAACTCATATCGCACAATCAACAAATATCTCTGGTTATGATATTGTTGGTAAAGTATGTTCATTCTCTGGACTCCTAAGTCATTTAGGATTAAAAGAAATCCCACAACCTAGCCTGTTCTAAAAATGTTTTCAAATTCACCATTCTCAGCAGCACCATTTTCATCACTAGAAGAGAACCTTGTAGAAGGTGGTGCTAGCTTAGATGGATTTTCATTTTTAAATCTTAATCCTATATTAGAAATAATACCATTTGCACCAACATATATGAATGCAAATGGAAACCTTATCGCGCTATCTAGAACTAACTATTATGGCAATATAGGATTTAATTGCGAGGGAAATGTCAATTCTTCTGCAATTATTAAGTCATATGTAAATTCAGTTATGCCGGGCGAGGCTAAGCTATATTCGGATACATTGATACAGGTTGGAAATACAACTATATTCAATGGCGAATCTAAAGTTTATACTACAACCCTAATTAGAACTCTTGGCGATTTACGCATGTCTGGCGAGGCTAGATTCTTATCTACGTACTTAAATAGAGTGCATGGGAACACTATCGCGGATGGAGAAGCAGGACTAAATATTGATAGCCTGCTAAAAAATTTCAATATGGTAAGTTTCCAAGGAGTTTCAAATATGGAACTTGTTGGAAAAATACAGTTCTATCCTTCGCTAACTATCAATCCTGAAAGCTCTATAGTATTAACTCCAAATATTTATATTGATGGAAAAGTTACGTATAGTGGTGAAGCAAATTTTCTTACTAATTATTTATCTAGAACTGTTGGGGATTTAATTTTTAGACCGTCCGCTGATCTAGAATTAAATAGCTTAATTAAAACTTATGGTTCTGTAAATTTAAATGCGGAAGGCTTCTTTGATCCTCAATTAGTTTACCAAGCGTTTAATTCTACAGTATTTTTAGGTAATGCGGGGTTTATAGTAAATCTTTCACAAAAGAATCAAGATATTGTGTATTATATACTGAATGATAAAACAACGAAAACCTTCACCTTAAATATTATGAGGGTTAAAATATAATGTCTTCTGAAATACATGTTGGTGATATAGGAACGCAATTCCGCATAACAATTAAAGACAGCGATACTACGCCTGTTGATTTAAGCAATGTTGATGCGATGTATGTTCTATTTAAAAAACCCGATAACTCATTTAAACAAGTAACACCTGTTTTTTTGACTGATGGTATAGATGGTAACATAGTATATACAACAGTTGCCGGAGACCTTGATCAATATGGCACTTGGCAAATACAAGCAAGAGTTGTGTTTGGAACTGATGTATATAGCACAGATATTCAAAAATTTAAAGTTATAAGGAACCTATCATAATGGCGTGGCAAAATGAGCTAGTTTTAATTCTGCGTCACATCATCGATGATGTTGATCCCGCTAGTTATAAATTTTCGGATTCAAGACTAGAAGAAACTATTCTTGCTTCTACATATTTATTACAGGTTGAACTTGAATTTCTTAATGCTTATCAGGTTGATGTAGACAGCGGCACATTAAATCCTGATCCTACAACTACATATCCTAAAGATGACGATTTTATTGCCTTATGCACAATTCAAGCTGGAATTCTAATCTATAGAAGTATGCTAAAAACATATTCTTTACAAAGTTTTTCAATTAGAGATGGTGCTTCTTCGTTAGATACATCAAATATTATTGCAGGGTTAAAAGTAGTTTATCAAGACCTAGTTAATAAATTTGATCATATGAGATTAATGTATCAAACTGGTAAATATGGTTTCGGCAAATCTATTCTTGGTCCATACTCTCCGGGTTCCGATACTGCCAACCGTGGCTATATCGATTACCGTGCTGGCTTCTTTGGTTAATAAAGGAAAACAAATATGGCAAATGCAGACGTATCAGATGTTATATCAGGTACATATTCAACTCACGAAGGTCGAATTGTACTTCAGCCACAAGTGGCAAATGCAACAGGTTATAAAACATTAAATCCTCCAGTCATGAGAGGATATACACCTGATCAATTCTATAGTCGTTTAGACACTAGACTTAATCGTCCACGTTACTACTATTCAACACCTTCAGGACTACCTTACTAATTATGGGCATCTCAATTCCCTCTGGCATATTTGATCTTTACAATGATACAGTTGTAAATATCTGGAATAGACCTATAACTTTGGTTTATCCTGAAGTTAGAGAGGAATGCCCTAATTGCACATACAACGGATTCAGGTCCAATGGTATCTATAAAACCGGCGGACCTTACCCATTTGAATCGGGTTTTTTGTGTCCTTGGTGTGAGGGCGCTGGGTATAAAATGATTCCGACTCAAGAAGATATTCAAGCAAGAATATACTATTCTCAGAAGGAATGGGTGAAAGTTGGCCCACAGGTTCAATTACCCAATGCCGCAGCACAAATTGTCGCAAGCACAGATTATCTTGCAAAGATTCAACAGTGCAAATACTGTATTCCTCACTACTATCCAAATATAGATAATTATAATAACCAGAGACTCCAAAGAATTAGCGATTTTTATCCTATGGGTTTTTTACAAAATCCACAAAAATATGTAGTCACATTTTGGAGTACTTACAATGAGCCTTGATGGTTTTAATATTAAACTTCTCGATGGAGATGTAAAAATCTCAAATAATATTCTTCGCGCTATGGAGGGCGAGATGAAAACGAGATTACAAAAAGTTAAAGCCAAAATTCATTCAGGAGTTATAAATCTTGTCATTGAAGCTCTTAGTACTTGCCCAGAAATTCAATCTTTGCGTAATGGAAAATTAAAAGCGGACTTCGGGCTAGATTCAGATCCTACACAAGATATTATTTACGCTATTGCTAATTCTGTTGAAGTAATATTCCGTGACGTTAAACTGACTAAAACGTATTCAAAGGCTGTTTTATCTGTTTACATACAGCCATCTGACTTTTCTAATTTATTAGGACAAGATTTTGCAAGAGTGGTTACTGAAAAAGGTGATACTCTACCTTGGTTATCTTGGCTTATTACTCAGGGTGACTCTGTAATTATCTCGGAATATTCCGTGCAATATGGAGGATTTTCAAGTAGTAGATCTGGGCAAGCTATCATGAAACCATTTGGTGTATTCAAAGTAGATTCTTCTTTTTCTGGAACAGTTAATAATAATTTTATAACAAGAGCTTTAGAAAAATATAGCGACAGAATCTCCGAAGAGATAGGAAGTCATTTATGAGTAATTACGTTACCAGTCTCGTTGGAATCGACAATACCCAAGATGCAACATTATCTACAATATTGCTAGATAACTTTGTGACATTTTACGACTGGGGATTTCTAGATAAAGGCGGGTTTAATAGTGTAACTATTCCAAACTCTGGTATGTATGGCGGACAAAAAACAGATTTGAGACCCGCAATAGACCCAAACTATCCTCAGTATTCAGTATGGCAAACATTTAGAGAGAATTGGGTTTGGGAAACCGGGATATCAAAAACTACTCAACCCATTCAAATTAGTGGAATATATGTAAATAATACGTTCTTGCCATATACATATAATCCCGCTTCTGGATCTTATATTGGTGGCACTGGCCCATCTGGCTATAGATTAGATTTCGCCGATGGTAGAGTTGTGTTTAACCAACCAATACCTCCGACTTCTACGGTTCGATTAAACTATTCTTATAAATGGTTAAAAGTTGATAAAGCCGAAGGTATTCCATTTTTCCGTCAAATCCAAAGTAACGACTTTAGAATAGATAATAACTTCTTAAATGGTTCTGGGGAATGGATTCAGTTAGGACAAACTAGAATTCAGCTTCCTGCAATGTTTGTTGAAGTTGTGCCGAATAGAACATATCAACCGTTTCAACTTGGTGGTGGGCAGTGGGCAAATACTGATATTGTATTTTATGTACTTGCCGATAGAGAATCAGACTGTGCAAATATATTAAATATAATTTCGTATCAGAACGATAGAGTTATTCCTCTCTTTGATACTAATATGATATCTCGCAGTGGTGCATATCCAATTAATTTCAAGGGCGGATTGTCAGATCGACAGTATACTTATCCTAATTGGGTAAATAATTATTTTTATAATAAGTGTCGTATTTACAACACCAATATAAACAACATATCTCAAATTTCGGTTGATTTCTATCTTGGTACAGCCAGATGTGCAACCCAAGTAGAATTGCTTAATATCACCTAAAAATGTGTATAGCTTAATAGCTTATAGGCTCTTTTTTAAAAAGCATAGATCTATGTTACATGGAGAATAAAATCAATGGCTAATAATCGTATATTTTATGCAGTTCAAGCGGTAGGAATTGGTCACAGTGGAATTTTTCCAAATGCAATTAGTACCAATTCAAATAGTTTTCAATGGATGAAGGGTGTTCAAAGCGTTGGAATTACTTCAAATTTCAATCTAGAACAAATTTTTGAACTTGGACAACTTGGTATTTATCAAAACGTAGATAACGTTCCAGAAGTTGAAGTTACAATCGAAAAAGTAATTGATGGTAACAAACTTCTATATCTACAATCTGTAGGTAAAGATGGCAATACAAATCTTGTAGCAGCTTCTTCAAGAGCGACGAATGTTTATCTTGCTATTTACCCGGATACAAACCAAAACGCAACAGGAAATACCGTACAAGGTCTAGTTTTCTGTAGCGGTTTGCGTCTAAGCAATGTTTCTTATAACTTTACAGTTGATGGTAGCGCTAAAGAATCCATCACTCTTCAAGGGTTTGATAAATACTGGCAAGTTCCAACTGGATATACTTTACCAGCTACCTTCGGTGGAAACTCACCAACAAGCACGGTTGTCAGAAGACAGAATGTAAAAATGGATAACCCAACAGTACTTCCAAAAGAAGTTTCTGGTGTAATTAGAGGTGGTGTTGGTAACGTACAAAGTATCAGCGTGACCGCAGACTTTAGACGTGATAATATCTTTGAACTTGGATCATATCGTCCATATGTCAAATATACACAGTTCCCGATTCAGATTACTTCTGAATTCCAAGTTATATCACTAAGTGGTGATTATGTTGACGCTAGCGGATATCAACCAAGAGGTACATCTGCTGATAATGCAATTAAAATTGCTTCATTCTCTAGCGCTGATAATTCAACAACAACTGGTGTATTTATTGATCTAGGCACAAAAAATAGACTTCAAAGCGTTAACTACACAGGTGGAGACACAGGTGGAGGTAATGCAACAGCTACCTATTCATATGTTACATTTAATGACTTCCTAGTATATGATAATGATTCAACTCAGTATGACACATACTCAGGAAACTAAGTAGAAATGTAAGCGGGATGTCACAGGAAAAGGAATTTAAATTATTACGAATAATGAAAGGTCGTCTCAACTTTAGGCGAGGCGATCTTTCGTTATTTATTTTAGAGCCAAATCAAAATCTAATGCTTGAATCGGTTGAAATATACGAGGAAGCATTTAAACAAGCATATTTTAATGGTGTATATCTTCAGCAGGAGATAAATGATTATAATCTCGAACAAGGAAACTGGACACCATTTGACGATAAAATTATAGAAGATCTAAAAAAAGAAGTAGAAGATAATAAAGTAAATGCGTTCAAGTCATTTTATAATAAAAGATCGCTATTTGGTATCAAATCAAAAATTAGATCTATTGAATATGAAATAGCGAAGTTGTCTATTAAAAAATCACAATACGATAAGTATACATGTGAAAATGCGGCAAATTATGCTAGATGGAATTGGATTATAGAAAACTCGACTTATTACAAATCGACTAATAAACTGTATGATTGGAAGCACGTTAATTTAACCGATCTTGTAAGTTATTATGAAGATAATTCTATTTCATCCGTAGATATAAGAGAATTGGCTAGATTTGATACATGGAGATCAATCTGGTCAGTAGGAAAAAAAACCGGAAATATATTCAATGAATGTTCATCAAATTATACTAAAGATCAGCTAGCTCTCTGTGGCTATTCTATTATGTATGATAATGTATACGAAAGCCCCGAACATCCAGATGAAGAAATTATTGAAGATGATGATTGTTTAGATGGGTGGTTTATTGAACAACGACGCAAATCTGAAAAAAGTAGAACAGAGCGCGAAGTTGAAAATAAAATTACTAATTCTAAAATCTCTAATTCAAATGAAATTTTTGTTCTTGCATCAAGTGAGAAAGAAGCTGAAAGAATTAATTCAGTTAATCCTCCTCATATTGAGCAGATTAAAAAACAGAGAATGGCAGTTGTACAAGAAAAAGGAAGCGTAACTGATAAAGACTTTATAGATGTAAAAATGGAAATGGATATGCAGGCCACTAAGGCATTTATAAACAAGATGTAAGAGGATAATAAATGAGTGATTTATCGCAATATTTAAAAAAGAGTTTAGATTTAAAGCAAAAAAGGGAAGATAGAGAAAAGGAGGCTGCGAAAGATAGACTCTTACGAGTTGCTACGAAAAAAGTACAAACTACAATGATCGGAGCAATTTCAACAATCGAAAAGTGTCTTGATTTTTTATGGGATGATGATAATCCAACGCCAGAACAGGAAAAATTAAGGAATATTTTCGAGGAAATGAGGTCAGAGATACTTGATCGTGGTAACACACAAATAAGGAATTTGGAAAACGAATTTCAGAATTACGATGTTACTTTTAAAAGATATACTATAAGTTTACCAATTAAGGAAAGATAATTATGGCAGAAGAAAGACTTGTTACCGGACTTAAGAACGAAGATGGAACGGACACTGTAACTGTTCTTGTGAGAAAACCAAATTCAGTAGATTTACGCACTGCTCAAATTGAATACAATAAAGCGATGCGTGTAGCGCTTGAAAGCAAAGTTTTGCTTCGTCAAAAATTAGATGACTATCTAAAAGAACAAGGCATTTGGGATGATGCAAAACAAACTAAATATAATGACTATGTATCACGAATCAACGCAAGAGAAACTCAACTCAAAAAGGGTGGAATGACACTCAAGGATGCAAAAGTTGCAGCTTTAGAACTTAAGAAGTTAAGAAATGAGTTTCGTGACTTGATTGCAGAGAGATCTGTATATGACAATACAACTGCTGAGGGGCTTGCGGACAATGCTCGTTTTGACTCTTTAGTTTCAACTTGTGTTGTTGATCCAAATACTAAGAAGAGTGTATTCGCTAATTTAGACGATTACAATGCTAAGTCATCTGAACCTTGGGCTATCAAAGCTGCAAGTGAATTAGCAAATATGCTATATAATCTTGATCCAAATTATGAGGATAATCTTCCAGAGAATAAGTTCCTAAAGACATTTAAATTTACGGATGCTGAGGGGCGATATATCAATAAAGATGGACACCTAATCGCTATTGATGAAAACGGAGTTGAGCGACTAATTGATGAAAATAATCGTTATGTTGCTTATGACGCAAGTGGTAAACAATACTTTGTTACTAGAGATGGAAAGCCCGTCGAAGACATTGTATTCTCTCCATTTACAGATGACGATGGAAATCTTCTTGATGAGAATGGTAATGTCATTGAGACTGCCGCTCCAGAACCCGAAGATACTGCAAAAAAAACAAAGAAAAAGAAGTCCGACACTGAATAATATTGTGTATATTTAGTTGAGGATGGAAAGTAGCTTGTGCTGGATAGTGTCCGATTTTTATTGGTTAGATGCTATTCAGCACACTTTATTTATGAGGAATTAATTAATGGCTTCAAAGTTTACAATAACTGCGGAACTTAATTTACAAACAAAGAACCTTAACCAAGTTGTTGGTAATTTAAAAAAGCAGTTTGCGGGTGCTAACTTAAATATTAAGATCAAAGATTTGGCCCAAGCGCAGGCTCAAATTCAGAAGATTGGCACAACTGCTAAACAATCATCGAAGTCATTTGGCGATTTCGCAAATGGCATAGTCTCAGCCACTAGACGATTCACAGCTTTAACAGCCGCTACAGCTACGTTTGTAGGGCTTGCTAGAGCTATTAAATCGGGTGTGGGTGAGGCTATTACGTTTGAACGTGAAGTTGTTAAAATCGCACAAGCCACTGGACAAACGAAAGCTCAATTAGCTGGACTGACAAAAGAAATAACTAATGTGTCAACTTCACTGGGAGCATCGTCAGCGGAATTAATTGTTGCCGCTAGAAATCTTACTCAAGCCGGTATTGCCGCTGACAAGGTTAAGGGCGCTCTTAAAGTATTAGCGCAAACAGAATTAGCTGCTACCTTTGATTCAATTGCTGACACTACTGAGGGCGCAATTGCTCTTTTAAATCAGTTTGGTAGAGATGCTCAAAGAACTGGTACAGAAGTTCAATTTTTAGAGAGATCTTTATCTGCTATTAATCAAGTTTCTAAAGATTTTGCTGTTGAATCATCCGACTTAATTACAGCAATTAGAACTACTGGATCTGCGTTTGAAAGCGCTGGTGGCAACTTAGATGAACTATTAGCATTATTCACATCTATTAGAAGTACAACCCGTGAATCTGCTGAAAGTATTTCGACGGGCTTAAGAACAATATTCACACGTATGCAGCGTGTTGATACAATTAATAATTTAAAAGCTCTTGGTATTGAACTACAAGATGCCGAAGGCAAATTCGTAGGACCAATTGAAGCGACTAAACGATTAAGTGCTGCATTAAATACAATCGATCCTAGAGACTTTAGATTCAATCTTGTTGTTGAACAACTTGGTGGATTCCGTCAAGTTTCTAAGGTTATTCCATTGATTCAACAATTTAATGTATCTCAAAGAGCATTGAATACTGCCCAACAATCTAGCGGTTCACTAGCTAAAGATGCCGCAACAGCACAACAATCATTAGCAGTTCAAATTGATAGAGTGAAAGAAGAGTTTAAAGCTCTAATTAGAGAATTAACAGAAACTTCTACCTTTAAAACGATAGTTAGTGATGCTCTTTCCCTTGCAAGCGCAATGATTAAAGTGGCATCATCTATTAAGCCTATTATTCCACTTTTAGCTAGTGTTGCCGCCATCAAACTGGGACAGGCATTTGTTCCGGCGATAAGACAAGTAACAGGAATGGGAATGATGAGAAAAGCTCAAGGTGGGCAAATTCATCATTTTGCATCTGGAGGACTTGTTCCCGGAGTTGGGAATTCCGATACTGTTCCGGCAATGTTGAGTCCCGGAGAATTTGTTATCAGAAAAAGTTCTGTAAATTCTCTTGGTATTGAAAATTTAGCCAAGATGAATAAGCACGGTATTGGCGGAAAAGAAACTGGTGCTTCTTTCCGTAAAAAATATATGGAAGACGACTCTTCTTCAAGTTTAGCTAAATTTCAAGCGAGTGGCGCAAAAGAAGGTGCTGCTGAAAGAGCATTTCTTAAAAGTGGACTAACTCAATTTGATAAAGAGTTCGGCGCAGTCTTTTTAAGGCCGAATGATATAGAAGAAGATATTCCAGCTAAAGTTAGTTTGGCTGATATTACTGACAGATATAAAAATGCAAAGGCTGGATCTACTCTTGGTGTAGATTATATTACAGAAGGATTAAAAGAACAAAAATTAGGCAATGGCATTAGTTTTAAAATACATTCTGCTTCTATAGATAGCAAATTTAAAGATAAATTTCAAGAAAGTTTATTTGGGGATTTAATTAAATTAGTTGATAACAATGCAGACTCCTTAATGCGCGATGCGGGAGTTCCCGTAGAGGGTTTAAATGAAGGTGCGACATATAAATTACTAAAAGCGTCAAACTTAGATCAAACTCTTGGAAATATATTTGAAGCCACATTAAAAACTGCCAGCGGTAAATTTGCTGATACTGCTGATACTGGCGCGGGAAATCAGCCATTTGACTTTCCTACGGGTCTTGGCGGTAGATTTGACAATATATTAACTAAAAAAATAGGATCAATTCCAACAGATGCAAAAACGTCTTTTACCGATAAATCTATTATTAGTTTGATCAATAAAGCTAGAGATTATATAGCGCAAGAAGCTATTGAGGTTTATGCTAATAAAGAAGGTATTCAGAAATTCTTTAAAAAATCTTCTCCATTAGCAACTCTTAAATCTGATCCTATATATAAGTCATTATCAAATCAAGATGAAAGTTTAGAAGACTTTGCAAAAAGATATGGTTATGAAACAATTAAAGGTGGTAATACCAAATTTAAAAAAGTTGCAAATGGCGGATCTATTGCCAGCTTAACAGATATTCCTTGGATGTCTAAAGGCGGAGAAACAGATACAGTTCCCGCTATGTTGACTCCGGGCGAATTCGTTATTAACAAAGCCTCTGCACAAAAAATAGGATATTCAGCTTTAGACAAAATGAATAAAGTTGGCAAGTTTGCTAAAGGTGGCGCTGTCAATGTAAAACATTTTGCTACTGGCGGTATGACTTCCGACGATGAAGTATCAATTAATAATTTCATTAGAAAACTAGATGAAGCTGGTGTAGGACTTCAAAAACTAGCAGAAGTTAAAGATATACTTTATGCAGTTGCAAATGAAAGCGAACACCTTGTTGGCGCGATGAAGTCAGTCGAAAGAATTATTCAAAGTAATCCATCGCAAAAAAATGAACAATTTTCTTCTCTGCAAACACAAAGAATATTAAATGCTGCTATTCAAGGTGGTGTTAAAAATCCAAGTCAAGGTAAAGAGGCTAGACTTCAAAAAGCTCAAGCAGATGCTCTGGCTAAAGAACAAGAAAAAAGAATCAAGCAAGAAAAAAGAAATAATAAAGAACTAGAAGATACAGCAAAGAAAAATGATCAAGCTACAAATAAAATTAATGAAAATTTAGTTCTATTTGGTAGTTTAGCTGCATCAACAGCGGTTCAATTTAGCGGATTTAGCGACGCATTAAAAGAGGGGATTTCTGCCGGAATCTCTACTTTTGGAGCTATTTATTCTCTTGGAAAATCTTTGGCCGATATGGGAACTAGCATGGCCGCAGCAAAAAATGCTTCAAAGGCCGCTGCTATGGCAAGTTTACAAGAAGCTGATGCGTCTATAGTAGCAAGAAATGCTGATTTAGCAGAAAGCGCTGCAAGTCAAACTGCTGCTGGTGGGTCCGCTGCCAAGGGTGGAATTGGGGCACTTATTTCTGGAATAAGTCCTCTTACCGCTGGTATTGCAGGAGTCGCTGCTGGGTTTGCCATTTTACAAGGTGTAGAATCGTATTACGCAAAGAAAGCTCAGGAAGCCGCTGATGCATCAAATAAATTAGCAGAATCTCTATCCAATGCTACTTCTGCAAATGTTAGAACTTTAAAAAGTGCTTTCACTGGAAAAGTATTAGAAGATGTTTCAAATAAAGGATATACTAGCGCATTATCAACAGAAACTAGTAAAAGAACTGAAGCTGTAAGAGCAAGAGTGCAACAAGGTATGACCTATGGAGAAGCTGATGTAGCTGTAAATAATCAGCTAAATAAAAATACAAAATTATTAAGTGATACTTTCTATGATTCTATATTATCTTTAAATGAAAGCAAGCAAAAGCTATCTTCGGATTTAAAATCTGGTGATTTAATTAATGTAATGAAAAGCGTCAATACTGGCGCAGAATCTGTTCTAAATTCTATAGAACAAGCATCTAAAGATGTTAATCTAAAAGCGATTAATGAAGTAGAAATTCAACGTAATGAAAAATTACTAAATGAATATAATTCTACTCAAGAAGCTGTTATAGGAAAATTAAAAGAATCTTATACAAAAAGCGATTTTGGTCCAGAAGCTCAAAAGATTAAAGATGCGGCTTTAATAACGGCCATGAGTCTGGCAAAAAGTAATGCAGCTAGAAAATATGAATCAGTTAAAGATCCCGGATTGAAGCAAGAGCTTATTTTTAAAGACACTGTTTTAGGTGTTAAAAGTGTGGCTTTAGCTTTTACAGAAGCAGAAAAACAATCTAAACAAACTCAACTTGCAATTGCTAGAGAAAACGCTTTAAGAGAACAACTTCTTGGAACACTAAATCAGCAAATTGCACTAGAGGCTTCTATAACTGCCGCAAAAAATAATCTTGAAGATTTTCAAATTAATCTTGCGGATAAATTATCTAGATTAACAGGAGAAGGTCAGGTAAAATCAAATGTGCCTTCCACAAGAGCATTAGAACAGCTAAAGCCGGGTAAAGACTTAGAAAGTACTCTTAAATTTATTGAAAGTAAAAATTTAGGTGGCGGAGTTAGTAATATTACTCAGGGCTTAAGACAAAGCGCAGAGGTTAAGCAATCATTACGAAGCATGTTAGAAGGAATAAATCTTCCTCCTCTTGCAGAAGGTGTTGGGGGTAAAACTCCTAAAGCCTCACAATTTATTGAACAACAATTAAAAGGAATTGCTCCGCAAGTAGCGAGCAAACTATCTGCAATTATTGAAAGTCAAGAAGTCAAAATTGGCGATACAGGAAGATTAAAGCAAGAAGATATTGAAAAAATTATTAGTGAATTTGATAAAAATGTTAAAGATTCTTCAGATATAGCTAAGGGAATTGTTGAAGTATTTGCTAATTACGAGACTGCTCAAAGAGAAGCATTCGCTCAAATTATAGAATTAACAAACCAAGAAGCTGAACTAAAATCTAAAGCTATTGCTATACAAGGTGAAGTTTTAGAAAATAGATTATCATTTGCAGATAATCCACGACAAAAACGTGCAATTCAAAATGAAATAATGGCCAATGAAGTTAATGCAAATGTTGCAAAGTTTGGATTGACTGGAAAAGATGAGCAGTCATTTAGAAAAGGTGGAGTGGAGGCTGTTAATGGTCTTTTAGATGGAATTAGAGAAGCTCAAGCTCAACTAGCTAAAGGTGGATTAAATGATAATGCTACTCAAGAAACACAAAATAGAATAAAAAGATTGAATGGTGCTTTGGATACATTAGCTGAAAGTTCAAAAACTTTAGCTGTTTTACAACAACAACAGGCTGATGCACAACAACAGGTTAATGATATTCAATCTGCACAAGAAGATCTGGTATTTGGCGGACAAGAAAACAGAATGCAGACTGCCCAAACAGAGAATTTCTTAAGAATGTTTCTTAATAATCCTATGTTTCAAGCTAAGATCGCTGCTAGCGGTGGATTGAATGACGAGGCATTAAAAAATATTCAACAGTTTGCATCAAAATTTAGAAATGTTGAACTAGGACCGGGCCTTGGAAATAGAACCGGACAAGATATTATTAATGAAATAATACGATTCCAAGGTAATCCACTCGGAAACCTACAAAATAGAGCTGAAGCTAGAAGAATGGATGCCACAACAAGAGTTGAGGGCGTTATGCAACAAAGAAGAGCTGCAATTGAAGGAATCGCGGGTCTCAAGGGAGATCAAGCAAACGCATTAAGGGCTGAGTTAGCAGAAATAAAATCTCCAGAAGAATTGCTAAGAAAAGAAAATACTATTCAACTACAAGTTTTAAATACAAAAACAGAAGCGTTGAATAAATCTCTTTCTGATCTAGGCGTTAATCTCAAGCCATTAACAGATGAAAGAATTAAAAATTTAACAGATGAAATTACAAAATTAAAAGATGAAGAAGTTAAACTTAAAGATGAGGTTATCAAATTAGAATCCGCTATTAAAAATTTCAATGGACAGCCGATACCCCCTATGGAACAGGGCGAGAGAAAATTTTCGTCAGGGGGAGTTGTATATGCTGCTAATGGAAAATATGTAAACTTCAAACCTCAAGGAACCGATACAGTTCCAGCTATGCTTTCTCCGGGCGAATTTGTAATTAGAAAAAGCGCGGTTGATAAAGTTGGAGCTGATAAACTTCACGCTATTAATTCGGGCAACTATAAGGCTTTTGGGGGATATCCTACTTGGATGGATCGTTCAAGTAATTGGATGGATAATAACTTTCTGAATACGTCTAACGCTATGATGAGTAGCTGGTATAACTATGCGACAGCACCAGACAGAGCTTTCGGTCAATTTAGCAATTATATGTACAATAGCTTTAATGACACTGCATTCGGAATGATAGATGCTTTTAATCAAACTGCGATGAATGGATTTGCTGGTGTTGGCGGATTTTCTCCATTGAATATGCAATTTAGTAATAATATGCCTATGAATATTGGATTACCATTTGCGGTCGGTGGTCTTGCATCTAAACGAAATGCAGCCAGAAAAAGAGCTGAAAAAAGAGCAATTGCAAAAGGAAATCTTCTTAAAGTCCAACGCGAAGCTGGGGGTGATATTCTTGTTCCAACAGTAAGTGCCGCACAAAGAAGGGCTGGATTAGGAAACTTTTCGATTGGCAGTGGACTTTATGAAGTTGAAAGAAGAAGAGCGGAAGATATTGTAAATGAATATGCTGATAAACAAGATGAAATAAAGAAAAAGAAAGAATATCAAGATTGGGCTGCACAAAAAAGAGCAGAAGCTACTGCAAAAGCAAAGGCTAAATATCCTGATGAAAATAAGGATGTCGTTGATGCCAGAAATAAGAGAATCGAAGCGTATGAAGAAGAAATACGAAATAGACCTAACAATAAAAAAATAGGTTTGCAGGAATTGCTTGCTATGGCAGAAAAGCAAAAAGAAGATCAAAAAAATATACGCATCGAAAGAGATAGAAGAAATGCTGAAAGAGGATTAGCTCCAATAGTTAATACTCCACCTTCTGGAGTTAAAATAGAAGAAAGCGATAGTTGGATAGATGCCAATGCAAAGACATTTGGTAATCCTACTCTTGAATCAAGAAAAAAAACACAAGATGAAGAGCAGGCAAGAAGAAATGCCGAAAAATCTAAAAAAGATTGGGATGAAGCAAATAATCGAGCAATGCAAGGACGTGGAGTAGTTCCTCCTCGTACTGAATTAGAATCTTACTCTGGGGGTCCAGTAGCTTATTGGCATGGAATACCAACAACGCCAGATAATTATATAAAACTTAAAGCAGAAGAAGATGCAAAAAATAAAGCCGAAATAGATGAAAAAACAAGACAGGCTGATGAGGCGGCTGCTAATGTCCGAGGTACTTGGATGAGCAAAGTGGGGAATTGGTTAGGAACCGCTTTTGCTACTGGTGGTATTGTTCCATCTACAGGTTTTGCAAAAGGTGGAATTAAAAATATCGGCAGTACAGATAAAATTCCAGCTATGCTAACTCCGGGCGAATTTGTTATGAACGAGAGAGCTGTTAAAAAATATGGCACTCACGCAATGAACAAGCTAAACAATGGGCAAATGCAAGGTTTTGCAACTGGTGGCATTGTTGGTGGCGTAACTTATGCCGCTGGCGGTGGCGCAATTGGAGGTGGCCCAGCAGTTGATATGAGCAGCATTAACAATGCTATTAACTCTGCTTTTGCTACGGGGTCAAAATATATTCAAGATGCTCTTGGAAATAATCCTTTAACTGAAAGTCTAAATCAATTCTCAAATAATATACAGTCTTTTGTTGATAAGTTAACTAATATAAATATGACTCACACAGTTAATTTACAAGGTTCAGTAACTGTGGCAGGATTAAATGTAAATGAAATCAATGATGTCATTACAAAGAATATTGGAAACTTGATCAAAGAAAAGATTCAAGATTATATGAGCAATACTAATAAACAATGGAAGCCGGGCTGATATATGTCAACATCGAGTGGAAATATAGGACTTTATATAGCGGCTGGATTTAGTAGAAATTTGGCAACATTATCCACATCTGGATATACTCCAAATCCATACGTCCCGCCGCCCACCGGCAATCAAAATCAGCCTATCCTACCATCAGGCTATGCTAGTGGAATTTCTCTGTATATGTCATCTTACTATAATAGTGGACCTAATACTCAGAATTCAGCTAATCTATATATTAAAACAGATGAAACCGCAAATGGTAGTGGGTCAATGTATTTATATATCAATGGCCCAAGAGCGCCATATGATGTAGCAAGTACACAAACCCCACTCTTCGTTAGCACTATTGATACAGGATCTTCTCCGGATACAATTTTAGGTCTTAAGCTGTGGCTCGATGGATATGATTCCGGCACTATGACATTCTCTTCGTCGAATGTTGTTTCCGGATGGAATGATAAATCAACTTACAATAATGATTTTACAGTTCAATCTTATAGCTCGCCCACATACGATACAACAACTAGAACAGTAAACTTTACAAACGCCCAAACATTAGCCCACCATGACTATTATATGAACTTATACGATGAGTATACTGTTGTCATAGCTGCTAAAAATATGGGAACTGGTTTATTGCTTGCTGGTGTATCTACCGATGAAAGCTCTTTCTATGCTTCCGCACCAATTTCCGCTCTTGGTATTAATGAAATTACTAAGATTGAATTGGAATCATATGTATTATCACAAAAATTCTACCATAGAGTTGGTGGATTTACAATTGGTAGCACACAACCAATTCCTAATAGTGGTGGTATTTTTACAGTTGCTAGATCTCCAAACTTAGTAAAGTTCTACTATAATAACAGACTAATCTCATCAGGCGTTGTTACCGATCCATTATCAAAACTTAATTTTGGATCAATCAACGGCTATCTTGATGGTATCGGATTAGACAACATAGCTATTAATGAAATTATAATTTATAACAGAGTAATTAATAGTGGAGAAATGTATAATCTAAATGGATACTTAAATACTAAATGGAATTATTACAATCCTAAGTTTGAATCAACTACTCTTATGGTTATGTGTGAAGAAGTATCTAAAGTATCTGGTGCGCTATATTTATATATTGATAGACCAGAATACGGATACATGCCACTTATGGTGTATAATAGATTAGTTGATAGCAATCTCAATCTTTATACAAGATGTGCTACACATAGCGTTTCTGGAATATCTATGTTTTCTTCGGGCAAAGATATCCCTAATTCGGGACTTTCGTTATTTACTTATGGTAATAATCCCATATACACCGGAATTAATGGTCTATATAGCTAATAGGAACTAAGATGGCAAAAATAAACTGGGCTGGAAATCAAATAGATGTTAGTAGTACCAATCCAAACATTGGTATTACCAGAGAATTTTTGAGAACAGATGATGGCACTGCCATAGGACAAAAGCACAGCATTACTATTAAAGGATATTTCTTAGCTCAAGGAGATCCGTTAGCTGCTTCTAGACAAGCTGATTTATATCAAAAAATGCTTGAATTATTTGGCAAAGGCACAGCAGATGCCAGTATTCAAGCCGGACTGCTTGAAATTAATCCAGAAGCAATTGGCACAGTTAATACATTAACTCAAGTTATAAGATATAATGATGCAAAACTATTATCCGTATCTCTACCTGAGCCACCCGATGAAACCGCCGGTATTCAAATTCAAGAATATCAATTGTCATTTGAAGCATCACAGCCAAAAGATAATATCTATGATGCTTATAAAATTTCTTCCGTAAGTGAAACTTGGAATATTAAAAAGTCTACAGAATTTGCGATTTTTGATACAAACGATAAAATAGAAGCTGATACTTGGAAATATCCGTATGAAATAGAACATACCTTATCTGCAACTGGTATGAAAAAATTTGAATCAGGAGAAACTGCTGGAGCTGTAAAAAATGAAGCATGGTATGAGGCTTGGAATTATGTAAATGATAGATTGGCCAATCTCAATGAAGATATAGCAGAAGATGCAACCATTAATCAAAATACATATTTAGAAAATTCTCAAAGCACATATGAAATTGGAACATGGAAACCTTCTGATGGGTCTTCAAATGTTGCAGATTCTTTATCTCAATACACATCTTTTAATCGTGTAAGATCAAGTGCTATTGATGTAGTTGCTGGTTCATATACTGTAACAACGACATTTTTAATGGCAATAGATACATATTGCTTTGAGATAAATTGTGGGTTTAATCAAGATGACTCTGGTGCAATATCAATGACAGTTGAAGGCACTATCTCTGGCTTGACAGAGCTTGATGTTAAATCTAATGTTAATGATAAGCTGTTGCAATCTAAAGATGGATACGATGCTATTAGTTCCGGTGGATGGGGAGAAGATAGCCCCGGAAGAAAACTAGCAAATAAAGTATTTACTAGATACTATAATGCCAATGGAAAATGCGCTGGCACTCTTCAGTTAGATAAATATCCAAGATCAATCACTGTAACAGAGAATAAAAACACTGGTACAATTCAATTTAATGTAATGTACAAGGCAATATCTTCTGCCGCATTCAACCTAAAAGATACATTTCCGGGGGCTATTTCGGCAACATTAAATGTGTCAGATGATAATAGATCAGATTTTGCATCTATACAAACTATAGCTATAATTCCAATCATAGGGCGTGCGGCTGGACCCGTTATTCAGGACATGGGAACTACAAAAGAGCGAGCTAGAAGTGCTAGTATAGAAATTATATTCCATGAATCATGTAAAAAACCCGACAATAATCCTGCCGCAACAGCAATAGCGGAGCTAAATAAATATAAACCGGGGGCAGCAGGAGCATATAATAATCCCGCAATGGATCTTTGTTATGTTCAAGATGCAAAATCGGAATGGGACTGGGTAGCCGGAAGATATCAAGGATCTATCACATGGATTTATCAAAAGTATTAATACAGGAGTTTTTTAATGGCAATTCTTAACGCTCCACCAACATTTCTTGGTGCATATGTAGTTAGCGCTTCACTAAATTTAGGATGGGGCGGTGAAACTAGTTCATGTTCATTAAAGGTGGTAGAAGATCCGGTAAACGGAATTTACTTTAATAAGGCAAAAGTAAAACTAGGTACTCCATGTAAATTTAAATTTGGGGCGATGGAATTCATTGGGATTTTACAAAAAACAAGCTATTCTGAAAGTGTAGAATCTGGTAGAACATACGATGTTTTACTTGAAAGCCCGTCTAAAATTATGGATGGCGTTTATATTGTATTAAATAAATTCCAAGGAACAACATATAAAACAGACGACCCCGCTAAACTTAGTCATCCTTGGGACAACGAAAAGATGACATATGGTGGAAGTAATCCAACCAATGTTATTAATGTATTTGCACATAAAGAAAATTATTCTTATAATGCTCAAACTGGTGGACATTTTGGCGGCGCAGATACTAATGAGCTTGGATACCCGCTAAGTAATATTGTGCAAGATATATATACAACAATGAGCAAGGGCATCTTTGGTGGTAAAATTTATTATGCACAAGCTAAATATGATCTTGATCTTGATGCTTTAGGAGAAGTTCTAGCCGGTATTGGCGATTATAGAACTAGTACAGATTTTCCTTCTTTGCACGCATTAATTACTGATATATGTGATGTTGGCATGTATGATTTTGCATATACTATCACAGGAGATACCAAAGAAGGAAGCGATGTTGTTACTGAAAATCTTAAAATTAAGTTAATGGTAATGTCTCGTAAATATGCTCCAGATCCGGATGCAATTTCAACATATATTAATACATTAAAAAATGTTCCCGATAAAGATAAAAAACTTGCTTCATATTCTATTGGTAAAGAATTGGCCGATGTAGACACTCAAAAAATAATGATTGGCGATGCGGCAACTCGATATTTTTTAGCTGATTATACAAATATATTTCCAATATGGGGAACTGTGGGGACTGGCGCAAATACTACTTATTACCTAGATTACGAATCTGCGGTATTTAGATATGATGTAACCAATCCTGCTAGACTATATCAACCTATCACAGCAGTTGTAGATGGTGGATCACAGGGTAACTTTACAGTTATTACTACTAATTTATTAGAGATCAGATGCGCCATGTCTGGTAGAAAGGCTTGGAGTGCATACCATGTATTTGCTGCTAAAGCTGGTGGCCCTTGGGAAGTGGCTGGAAATAATTGGCTTGGTGGAGAATCTAATTTATTTTTATTTTCACGATTATTACAAGGTGAAGCAATACCAACTGATCTTACTGAAACATCTTTAGAGGTCGGTGCAGCTTCTGCTGCAATGGCAACTTTTCCATATGCAGAATTGAATCCAGAGAGAAAAGAAGTTCAATTATCAGATTTGTTTGCTACACTTGCTCCGCAAGCTAAACTTGGATTACTATTAAAGCAAGCAGCAATAGAAGCTAGGTTTAAAGCAGTACAAGCTGTTGGACAAGATGCTTATGGTAAAAAGTTTATGGTAATGTTGCCCGGAGAACCGGGAGGATTATCGAATAATTGGCGATGGATAATGCAAGATGTTAAAGCTGAAGAATTGTGGACAGTTGAACAATCTGGATGGATGGGCGAATTACTTAAAAAGAATTTTCCAGATATGACATTTTATAATTCAGATGGAACATTGGAATCTGTAGCGGTTTATCCGAATCAAAAAAATTTAGATTTCAGTTCTATTGGAAATAAATATTCCGCTGTTTATCTTGGGGCATATGGAAATAGCATAGGAGTTCCGGCAGAGATTAATACAGAACTAGGCACAAACTGGATAGAATTTAAAGGAACTGATGTTTTTGGAAATCCAACATCAGACGTAAAAGGTTTTACCTGTGTTCAAGTTCAAGGAATTCCTTGGATTGATGATATTACTACACATTCAAATGGATGGAATATGTTAGCTAGAGTTATGCTTGGTCAAGAAATATATAATGGCTATCATACTATGTTTGGATTTGAAAATTTAGATTTTGGAATTGGTCCAGCAATGATGGCTCCAACCTACCTAGGAGTTCCGCAAAAGAGTACAAGATATGTTTGGGGTCCGTGGTTTAACTTTGACACTGTACAAGGTGGCAACGGTGTAGATGGACAATACGGCAAAACTAAAGTTTACGAAAATACTGAAATGAAACCTCAAACTTTTGGCAGTGTTGACTTGATGAATAAATATGCAGATTATCTAGTGAAATCAGATATGGCTCAAGTTCACGAGGTAGAAAGTGGAAATGTAACTATCGCAGACTTGCCATCTGGAAATCTTGGTGAAAGAATGGAAAAAAATGGGCCTTATATTACTGGCATGTCTATAAATATAGGTGTGAATGGAGTTGAAACTACTTATGAATTCCATACATGGACAAAGACATTTGCTAAAATTGCACAATATAATGTTAATAGATTAATGAGTCATAATAAAAATATTATGAGCTTCTATAAGAGACTTCGAGAATTAATCAAGAATCCTCCTATAAAATCTATGAATTACAAATTACTTGGGCAGCTTGAAAAATATAATATTACAAATCCTAATAAAGCCCCATCTATGCAAACTGTTGCTATGTTTTTATCTAATTACGATAGTTCAGGAAAAAATAAGTCTGTTGGCGGAGCTGCCGCGCACATACACGCAGCAGTACAACAAGCGGCAAATAAGTGGGAACAAACTTATGTTGCCAGCATGGAGTCTATCATGTCACCAATAGCACTTCCAAATCAATGGTCATAAAGGAAAGATAATGCCTAACAAGCCAGAAGTACAAAGATATGTTTATGATTCAGAACAAAGTGGTATATTTTATTTGAGATCAGTATCTCCTGTATCATTTAATTTAGACCCTTATTGGTTTTTTCTAAAGAATGATTTCAATACTATATCAGCCGATACAAAAAATCAAATTGGAGTTGATTTAAATCCTAGAAAATATCAAGCTCAAACAGAAGCAAGAATGGTTGGCTTGCGTGGGCCATTATTGATGTCTGGGTGGGGCTACGACACGGCTGGACTTCCAACACCATCTCTTAGCGTAAACGCTCTCACGCACGATCCTGACACGCCAACAGATAGATCAAAATGGAAAACAGGCCCGATTGATCTTAGATGGGATGAAGGTCGTAAAGTATGGGTTGGTGGCCCAGAAATTATTGAAGGTACTCTGAGTGAAGATTTAGCCGCGCCAAGCGATATAGATCCGCCAACTAAAGGTAAAGGCAACATTCGTCGCGGTAAAGACTTAGCAATTAACCAAGAAACAGTCACATTATACAATAGAAATCCTGCGTTATCTTTTCAGTCGGGTGATTATTTCATGGCTGCAAAAGTTAATTATGAATGGAGACCGATTGGTGGTGGCGGTGGTGGTGCTGGTAGTGGCAATAGTGGCAACATATTAATGGTTCTTGGTACATATGATCAATATAGCGGTTGTCCCGGTGTGCCAGCAAGACCTCCTACTGGCGCAGGTGGAACTCTATGTTGGCCCGCTTTTGCTTGGGCATCATATAGAATTTGCGGATATAAATATATTAAAACGGGCGACACGAGAGGATATGGAAAGTGGGCTGAAGAATTAAACGGTGGTGGCGGAACAGCTCGCGTGTTTTATCCCGCATTCTATGGCGGTGATGGTAATTGTAAGGGTGTGAGATTCATGGGTTGTTGTGGCAGCACTAGTATAAATTGTTCATGCCCATCAAAAATTGAACCAGTGACATGTTTTAAAATTAGCTTTTCTACACCTTCTGCACCGCCAGAAGGATATTTAACTGAATGTAATTCAACTCAATCATGGTATAATGACGAGAGTATTTGGGATCAAAGTTTTTCATTTACATTATGTGGTAGTAATTGTTCATATATAGGCACAGATGGAACTGGAACATTTACAGCTTCATTAAATTTTGTTGCAGAGCCTATTTCTGGAAATAATTGTTATTGGGGGCCAAGTGAATTTGATCCTTGTAATCCTTGTGAAGACTTTGGTCACTGGGATTTAACAATTGAGGTTCCGGGCGGCAGTGAGCCGAATTGTGGTGCTGGCGCGCACTTTACTGGAAAATTTACTTTATCACAATTAAATGCAATTGTAGATAGTTGTACAACACAGTCTCCTACACAATCTGTATTTTGTAATGGATGTGGAAATGGCCAAGATCCTCCTGTAGAATTCCATTTTATTAATGATGATGTTACTTTAACTTGTTGCAATTCAAGTGAAACTACCGCATGTTCAGGTGGTGGTGGCGGTGGCGGCGGTGGCGGAATTTGAAATTTTAAAAAGGAAAATTAAATGAAAATAATTGATATAGACCAAAATTTTATTATCTCTATTATGTCTAGCGACATAGCTTTTAACTATTTACCGGAATTAGAACCGTTTAAAAGACATCTAGAAAATTTTAAAAAGGTTAAGAATGGCGAAATCAGTTGTGGATCATGCACACAGAATGGACTAATTAATCCAACGAACGTGCAGTTTCTAGCACTGCTAGTGCAAGAGTATAATACGAAAAATTATAAATTTATTGTAAACTTAAAGAATTGGGCAAGGGAATATTTTTCAATATCAGAAGATTTCTTATTGAAATTTGCATATCAACAAAATCATATTTCAGATGTTGAGGAAATATTGATATGAGCAGAGTAGTTAATTTTGCCACATCAGCTTTAAATCATGCAAAAAACGGATTCAAAATGGCCGATGAGAAACTTTATCAGTCTAGATTAGACATTTGCACATCTTGTAATAAAAATAAAAATGGTACATGTCAAGAGTGCGGATGTATTTTAAGCATCAAGGCTTCTTGGGACTCAGAAAAATGTCCCATTGACAAATGGTAATGTGTATAATATAATATATATCATGCTCTTTTTTCATCGGAGAACTCGTTAATGGCAACAATCTCTTTTGCAGTATTACAAAATAGTCATATCGGGGATGCGTTCGCCGGTTCTGGACTAGGTTTTTATGGAACTGGATTCGGAACTAGCGTTCAAGTTGGCGCATTTCAAGATAGAACTTTCGTTACAAATGGCGCTGGCACTGATCAAGGTCCAGCCGCCCTTAATCTAAAATATGTCTCTGCTTCTGGTGCATATGTACAAATGGCAGAAACAACTGCTAAAATTCCATCTATTAATGGATCAGAAGCAACACTAGTTATTAATTTTGATCACGGCACACCAGTCAAAGTTCAAAATGCTCAGTTAAGAATATATGACAGAACAAATGTAGATTATCCTGCTACTGGCGTAGTAACTAGAGTTTGTGAAATTGTTAATTTTGATAGCAAGACTTATACTGACTGGTATAGTGATGCAGGTAATGAAGTTACTTCTAATCCGGGATCTGGTGATGCTCTTTGGTGGGGCGCTCCTTGGCCAGATGCATTAATGTATCCAGCATTTAGCAACACAAGTGTTCGTCCATATTATCAAAACTCTGTAGGTGTTAAATTCTACAATTTCACCGCAAGCCAAGCTGCTGGTGGAAGTGGAAACCCTGACAGTAGATTAGCTGGATATTTATCACCAGACAATGAAACGGTTGGTGGAACTGGAATTATTGTTCCATTACTAGACTCGCCGGGAAGTGGTGGTAGATATGTAGCACAACCTTTAGCGAGTGGATTCGTTCCTAAGTTTATTCAATATATCAAGAACACTACAGGTGGTCAAAACGTTTTTGGTATTGCTACTCCATTTGATAGCGGTACATATCTAAACAACTCCTTTGGAGGTACTGGATATGATACTCGTCATACATGGAGAGTTGGTCTTAGCGCAAGTCCATTAAGCATTGGTAGCAAAGTTCAATATGGACTATACGTTAGTTTAGAATATCTATAATCGAGGAAGAAATGGGGATACTTTCTGCTGCTTCTGATCCTCATGTGCTTCCGACACTATAGCCAAAGATGAGCAGCGTCAGGCTATAGCGAATAATGAAAAAAGCCCCCAGTTACGGGGGCTTTTTTCTTTTAGAATTCTTTGTTCTTTTCTTTGTCCCATCTCATCCATCCACCATCAGGTAGCCATTTATCATCCTTATCCTTGCGTTTAGGAAACAGGCCACCACCTTTCTTATTTTGACCAAATGCAAGTCTAGCTTTACACTTTTGGTTGCGACAATGGAATTCGTAATAATCATTGTCATCAACTGTTCTGACAACAAATTGAATGTCCGGACATTGGCACTTACCACATTTTTGAACACCGAAAACTTCTTCTAAGTCGGCAATTTGCTGAAACACTTCTCTGTGAGTATCTCCAGTTGCGCCAATAGAAACTCCACCCGGACCTTTTGTAATTGTAAAACTCATATTATCAATCTCCTAATAAAATATTCGCAGGAATAGGTTTGCTATTATTCTGATAGTCATTAAGCAACTTGATCATATTAATAGCGGTTTTCTTTCTAACATCTTCTAATCGAGAATAGTCCTTCTCTCCCATATTAATGAACTTCATAACATCAATGCTCATCTCTTTACATTTATTGGTAAGAAGTTTAATTTGAGCGCCGCTAATTGGATCTTCTTCTTGATAAGCACCATCTGTTGGACTGCTCTTTATAACGGCTTTAACAGCCTCCCCAACGTTTTTATTGCGTGTAAGCTCTTCAGCAGCAACGCAGCGAACCTTAAGCAGTTTACGCAAGCAACGACCTTCGGCTCGTGTTACAGCGGTAGCGGCAGGATAAGCAAGAAATAAGTCATCACAGTTTAGTGAAAACACTTCAGCAACATCACCATATTTCTTTAGCTGCCCACTATCATAATCCCTAACAGTGACTTCATATACACATGTAACTCTGCCGGGATTTGCACCAGTTGAATCAGGCGATACGATTAAATTTACTGGCTTGCTTTCTACAATCTGCCCAATCAAAACTTCTACAACTCTTCTTAGGCCATAGCAGTTTGGATATCTTTCGCCATTAATCTCGATCAGCTCACTATCTAAAAATTGAGACATGACATAATCATGCCATTCAGGAGATAATTGGTCTGGTGCATTATCAGCAACTTCAATTTTATTTGTAGTTGGTACATTAAGATCAAAAACACTTTCGTTCTCATTCAGTTCATTTTCATCAAACATTAGATATCTCCAATTCAATTAGTCTATAGTTTTGTTCAGGGAATTTTGTTTCAATAGCTTTTAGCTGATCAGAAACAAGTTTAAATATTTCTTTGTTGGTTGACTGTGAGTTGTGCTTTGCCAGATATTTTACTCTGATTATACACAGCCCTCTTGACAACAATGCCCCATTTTTAATCGCATCGTACTTAATGTTGCGATTAAGATTCTCTTGGCCATATATAGGTAGAAAATGCTGAGGACCGTCAATCTCTATCGCTACCATTAGTTTTGGCAAGAAAAGATCTACCTCATACTTCTCTCCGGGGATAAGGCCAGTCTTGTGTAGTATAACATCATACCCGGCCTTTGTCAAGTTCTGGTATAGAAATTTTTCGGCTTTTGATCCTTCGACACTAGCCTTTCTTAAAGCCTCACCAGCCTTCTGTTGTCGGTAAACCTTCTCTTCTTCAGACTGATTATCCCATCGGTCTTTAGCCCCCTGTCTAAACGCCTGTAAATCGCTCTCAGACATCTCTTTCCACTTCTTAGTCCTTTTTACGCTGATGTTGTCCTTCTCTTCCTGAGTGCGTTTTTTGCCCAGCATAGGGGGTTTGATTTTGCCATTCTTAACAGCCATATCAGCAGCTTCTTCTTTTGATCTCAAAGACACGCCAGCTTTTTTTAACGCTCTTGCAATTTTATTTGCATAAGTATTATGATAACTGGCTATATCACGCACGCTCATACCCGACTGGTACTGCTCTATTAGCTGTTTGATATTAAGCATTCTACAAGATCTCCCACTGATTCCATAACTTCAATATCTTCTCGCCCAGTAAAATTTTTAACTATAGTGCGATGATATTCACTTCTAACATAGATTTTAAAACTATTCAAAATATCAAGAACTACTGTGTAATTCACTACCTTTGTAAGCCATTCTAGATCAGTAAGGTAAAAATAGTTTTCTGAATTTTGATTATTCTTATTAATGATGTTTGCAGATTCAAGATCAAATGCCACCAGCTTTCCTTGAAAACCGTTGATGCCTACGATATTCATTGTCATACAATTCACAGCAGTGAACGTTGGTGAAATGTTTTGAAAGAAAATATATGGAGATGTCTTTGTATCTTTGTCTGCCAATTGATTAACGCATGAGATAAGTTCATAGTTAATTTCTGATACCGCTATATTATTTACTACAAAACCAATATTCATAGCAATTCTCCCATTCTACTCTTCAACAAGTTACTTTCTTTGTCAAATCCCATAAAGCCTAGAATATTGATTAGTACTTGAAAATTAGTATAGTTATTTATGGTTTCTTCTTTTAATTCTTTTAGTTTGCGAGATTGGTCTGTCTCTAGGATATTCACATCAAATTCATCAATCCGTATTGGGTAGCAATCGCACAATATCGAATTAAAGTAATTTGATCCACCCGATACACTAAACCTTGAAGACTTATAAAAATTCTTTTTTAGATTTTGCAAAATAAACCCGCAATAATTTGGGTGATTAACTAATGATTCTGAAAAAATACGAAATATATATTCTTCAGGAACGTATAGATTTTCAATTCCCGGAATTGGGATTTCTTCTATGGAAACAATGTCGGATTTGTATTTGCTGATATATTCAGATTTCGCATATGTGACTAAATCGCCAACAGCAGATTGTTTAATCCAAGGATGAGCCGTTCCATATCTATTTTTAAAATCATTAAACTTAGGATGAATAAGATCCGATTCTGATCCATCCAACACACAAACTCTTAAACCCGGACGTTCATCTAGATTTTTATAGATTGTATCGTTTAATTTATCAGCACTTGCTATGTATAAATCAGGTTGTACGAAGTCAAACGTATCAAATGTTGACATTGCTTTTGGATCATGTTTAGATGCTTTAAATCCACAATATACCGCAGGTAAAGCGTATGAGATTAAATTATCATCAACTAGTAGTTTCATTATTTATATCCTTCAGGCTATCTATTTCTTTTATAAAACTTGTTCCAATATCATAGCTTTTAAAGCTACCACCAAGCTCAATTACTTTATTTATAATTTCAAATGTTAGAATATACTTTGAATTAAAATCCTGTCTGATTAATAATTTTCTAAGTATGTTCATTTCTTCTCCGGTAAAATAAGCGATCTGACACCACTTTACTGGAAGATTATATGATAGTACAGAAACTTTCCCATCTACAACGGTTACACCAACTTCTTTCTCTTCAAACTTATTCATGCTATCTACAAGGATAAATGAACTGTTTAAATTAATCGAATTGAATATTTCATAAGATATAACTAGATCACCATGCATAAACATGAAGTTATCTAATAGAGAATTGTTTACTGCTAATTTTAGGCTTTCTCCGCTATTAGTGTTTTCATAAATTTGGTTTTCAATAATTCTATGTTGCTTACCAACCTTCTTAATTATTCTACCAGAATCATGTCCGCAAACAATACTAATTTCACTTTTAGGGAATCTTTCAGAAAGCACCGACAGTTGTGTTTCCAATATAATTTTAGAATTATACTTTAACAAACATCTTGGTTCATATGATTTTGTTCTTGCCCCAATACCAGCCGCAAGAATTGCAACTTGTATTGGATGCGAGAACCTATCTTTAATTTTCTTTGTAAATCGACTCATAAGGCAAAAACGGGTTGTGGTATCTTAGAAACAATTGCTGTATTGTAAACTGTACTTGCTATATCAAATGGATCTACTTTTAACGTCTCATTAATCAATGACGCTTTTAAGCCATAAGATACTATGTTTACTTTGTTTCTAATTAGGTAGTGAAAATTGCCAACATATCTATAAACGTTATTTTGAATATAATCAGAGTAGACAAATCCTATAACTGGATTAGATAATTTATCATCTAATAATCTCAGACCGTTTTCAGAAATTGATACACCCTGATTAAGTATAACATAATTTTTTGAAAAGTCAACAGTCTTTGAGATTGCTAAACTGTACAATCCTTTAACATTACTGTTTTCAAGATTACTTAGTACGCAGATAAGATTGACTCCATTCAGATTGGTTTCATAGACAACCCCAGAATCTTCAGTTGTTTGTTTTGTTTCTGCTCCGCAACACCCCTTAAATAGGACAAGAACTGATTCTTTCGTTTTTTCAGAGCATTCTTTACCAATTACAACGCAATATGTATGTGGCTTATATGTAGACTCCAATACACTTGCGAGCGTTGAGACTACATTGGTTTCTTGATTTATAACCGTGATAACCGTTAATGACATTCTAAATCCTTCCAATACTTGATCATATTAGGATTATTATTAATAATCTTCTCAATAAATCTAAAATCTAAAAGATTGCCATCCTCATCAAAGTCGATCTTGCTACCTTTTAAGGTTTTATATATAATATTGAAGAAGCAAGCATTGTTAACATTTTCTTCGATATTTTCAAGAATCGCTCCGGCCACTCCAGACTGTTCAAATACAAAATTGCTTAGTATTTCTTTGGCATTGAATTTGAATGGTTGTCCAACAACATTTACCAATGTCCAGCCATTTAGATAATTATTCATAAACTGGTCTGGCTTATATATATTTTCGGCACTCTCGTAATTAAGAATAATATTGTACTTGCATCCAATAGGTTTGACTGCATCTACAATTGTGTTGTGAGAATTACTAAAGCTGTGAACAACTCCAATCCACAAAGGATCTTTATCTTTAATAAGATCAATATTTTTGATAAGCTGCTCTATTTTTGTCTCGTCGTCTAAAATAAATAAATACCCAAGACGAACATCCTTTTCTGGGCGAGGAGTATTATCATCTTTTGATAAACAAACTCTTCCTAGTGAATAGAAATAATCATCATTCAGGATCTCAGCTTTGTTCTGTATCATGAAAAACTGAAGGTGGCCCAGATCACATCCAACCTGTTTACTATCCTTAATCTGGGCATGTTTACATTTATAGCAAGAGAAAATATTAAACTCCATTATTTACAACCCTTCTTAGTGTTAGCATAAACTCAACATTTTTCATATTAACAAGTTCTACCGTGAGCTTTTTTGATTGGGCTATCATATTAAGCAGTTCATGAGTGAGAAAAGATCTGATTGGTGTTTTGTTATTGATAACTGCTTGATTAAGTTGTACGATATCACCAGCCTTAGAAAATGCAAAAGCCAGTAGTTCAAAATCAATATCTATAATCGTTATAGACCCATTAGATCTCAATTTCTTTGCTGCTAATTCGATAATCTTATCTACATCTTGTAGAAAGTTTGCTCGTAAAATATTATCAAAAACGATTTCAGTCGCTTCGGAATCATCTACAATATATTCAAGCATCTTTGGCTCTGTGATATTTTTAAATCCAGAAGACTCAAGATTCCCATGTCCAACATATATCTTCATAAAAAGCTCCCATTTAAATTATTAATACGATAATCAAATTTTCTGATCTCATTAACAGTATTCGTTCTTATTTGATTGTAGTAACTTGGATTATTTTTCCAAATCTCATATATTTGACGCATCTTACTTCTTAAATCAAGAATATTAATTCTCGACCAGATATCTTTAGATGAAAATAAGAACGGAATTGTTTCTGTGACCCCAAAGCAAGGCTCGTCGATTGAACTCACCTCTATTCCACTTTGTTGGCAAAATTCTTTTATTCCTATATTACTATTATAGATCACCGGAGACCCTTTTGCCATAGCATTCATAGCAAAATAATCACAGCTATTTCCATAATCAGGAGCTATATACACATTTGCATTAGCTAAGAAGTTCGCAATCCTATTTCGGTCATCAGCGGACGACAGAATAATTTCTTTATGAACTCTGTTTCCCAGTCTAGTCAACTCTGAAAACTTATTTAGATACTCTGACATAGCTTGAATTTCTTTATCAAAGCATAAAATAATATTTACTGATTCAGTTTTGTCAAACTCAGAATGAAACGCAATAAGTGCCGATTCAAGATTCTTTAATCTCCCCATATTTCCACCGACAAAGAAGTTAAAAGATTTTTCAATTTCTTTTATCGGTGAAACTTCAAAACTGGCCGCTGCTTCATAATTAAAAGAGTAATGAAAAATTCTAGAATTAATTCCAATCGAAGCTAATGCGTGGCTTGTATATCGGTCAGGAACCAGCATATAGTCCATCATTTTAAATGCTTTAATCCAAGGAGTAAAAGATATAGTTCTTGATTCTAATCCAATTACTCCAACATTTTTAACGCCACCATAATACTTGTAGTCATTAGGAAGAACTTGCTGTAAGCAATAATCAAACTTAACACCATTCTTATCTTTAGATAGTAGTGAGTCAATTTCTTCTTCTAATAATATATTGTTTTGATTGTATTTAAAATCTTCACAATATACATCATATCCTATGGCGTTAAGATTTAGCGCATTATAAGTAGCTATTCTAGACCACTCTGTTCCATCTGTAAAGTTAGCAATATATCTTATTTTCATTTTACACCTAACATTTGAACTCTAATGTTTTCCCATTGATTGTAATGATCACGCATTTGTAAACAAAAGTTGAATGCTTTTTCAAAAGTAAATTCTTCAAACTTCTTTTCGTAATCCGGATGCGAATTATCATTAAAATAATATCCGGGAATCATGCCTGTCATGGCGCTTCTATATGTTAAGTCTTTAACTAACTTTTTCCATGTAGAACCGTTGATCATATCTGGCATACCCAAAACATTATGGAATAACCAATCGACTTGATCTGTTACCGGCAACGAAGTAATGTTTGCTGGCGATTGTCTCATAGGATTAAAAAATCTAGGAGGTGATAACCATGTTTGGTTCTCATTTTTAACTGGAGTATTTAAGAAATATTTTAACCACTTGTTTGCAGTATAGTCCCAATTGTAAATATCTCTAGCATTATGATAGCATCTGGTTGCAACCAATTTTCTATAATTATCGTCGCATAGATTAGCCATGATTCTCGCTAATTGTTGATTATCTGGAACTGCTCTTAAACATCCAGTTTCTAGCTCTTTATAGAACCCAACTGGCTTAATACCAATTCCTCTGATGTTATCAATCAAAGATTGCATAGCGGAGTAATAAACAGATACAACTGGTAATCCCGCATACGCAGCTTCTAGTTGTGGCATACCCCAACCTTCACTATTTGCCCATTGGATATAGACATCAAATAGGTTATATATCTTGTTGAGTTCTACATCGTCAATTCTATTGTTTAACCCCACAATTGTATATGTAAAAGATTTACAATCATTGCAAAAAGCCACAGCGTCATTAAAAAACATCGGCTTAACTTTTCCACATTGACGACACTTATATGTCAACAGAACTCGATTAGACAATCCATTCTCTTTGATTAAATCCGGAATATCCCAACCAACATCTGGATATGCAGTGTGGCAATAAAGATATGCATTAGTCTGTTCTGGATTTTGATCAAGGAATAGTCTAAATGCCTTGAACAAGTCTGGATATAACTTTCTTCTCTGATTTCTCATAACAGTTCCGAAAACAACAATATCGTCTCGGAGTCCGTATTGTGATCTTAGAGCTTTCTTGTCTTCTATCTTGTGAAAAGTATCGCTCGCACATGGCGATGGAATATCCACAAAATTAATTTTAGAAGACTGCTTTTTCATAGTATCTCTACCAAATTCAGAATATGCAAACACTCCATCGGCAGATGAGTATGTGTCTATCCATTGACCGTGTTGAGGTTCTGCATCTACTGTTGGCATAATTGCCCAATTAAAAAACGATCTGAATGGAGACCGTTCTTCGAATTCAAGCATCCACCAATCTCTAATATCCATAACAAAGTGTGGCTTAAAATCAAGCAATACTCTATTAAAAGAAAAATCCCCAAATTTGTTTGACATAGAAGAATTATACATATCCATAGCTTCTTTATGCTCTGCGCTAGGAATATTTGGATATATTTTCCAACTATTATTTTGAGATTCAATTTCTTCTGGAGAAGCATAGCAAGCCAACTCTGCTACTTCAATTTCTTGAGACTTTGATAATCTGCTCAATACTTCTTTGGTATAGACAGAATATCCCGTAGGATGGTGCGATGCCTCCGTTACAAATAATACTTTTTTCTTCATTATTCTTGGTCCACTTTACATCCTGCTGATTTAAATGTCTTCACGCGAAAAACAACCTTTTGACGCTTTTGTTCGTTCGATGTCCACTTATGCTGCCTAGCTTCCGCTTCAATTGCCATCATATCGCCCTTCTTGAAATATTTAGCAATTGTGGTTGCGCCAGTATCCCACGCTTCAAAATCAAAAAAATCTACTCGACGATGTTTTTCACCATCATTAGATTTTCTATAGTCCTCTACAGCAAGAGAAAAATTAACAACATATGTCCCATTAATTTCTCTTAGTTCCGGGTCATTTGCCAATTTGCCAATAAAACAACAAACATTCATACTGATCTCCTAAATTTGCACTATTTCTTTTACGACAAAGGATTTGTCCTTCTTTTCTTGGACCTCACCATATAATAATACCGTATTGCCTATAAAAAGCAACTTTTTAAATTTCTCAAATTCATCACAAAACAGCGTAATAGAATCAAGTTCTCCTGAGTTATCTTCTCCGGAAATGAATCCCATTACCCTTCCTATATTTTGACCTCTTTTAAGAGTATATTCTTTTACTTCATTAACTCTAATAGCTAGGCAGGCACTTTTCATAGCTTTGACTTCGCCCGTAGCAATTTCTGCACATGTAATATTTACATCTGTATTAGACATATCAACTTTAGAACATGTCAAAGCACATCCCATTAATTTCTGTTCAGTCTCTGCTATCCACGCATAGTCATCTTCTAGTGAATAAGGTGGATTGCCAAGAGCTTGATATATATCCAATACGGACTTCATTCGCTTTGCACTAATTTTTGCATTCTCATTAATCATCCTTTTGACTAATTGTAGCAAAGAAGAGTTATCATTATTTGCTATAACCCACTCTTGTTCTTTAATGCTTAATTTGTCAAATAGGTCAAATTCAAACAGCATTGCATTTCTAGAGATTGAATTTGCTCGACTAGAAAAAGTGCCTACACTAATCAAAGATATGAAGGCATTTCTTTTCATTTTGCATCCTAGATAAAACATGATCTCCAACCAAGAAAAGTTCTCTATAGATTTTCGAAGTTGTTCTTGGGCTGATTTTATGATCTGTTCTATTTTTTCTTGCTCTCCTTCTCCAACGCTTTTTACATTGCTATATCCAAAATAAATAATATTCTTATCAGGATTGCGAGTAAATATTCTATGGAGATTGTCAATTCTAGGAGGATATACTTCAATTCCAATTAGCTTAGCATCCATAATAAGCTCTTTAAGTTCTCTTTGCTTATCTGGCTTATTATGCGCATGGTTTAGATATGCTTCATAAAATTTTAGTGGCGAGTGAGCTTTGCAATATGCCGAACGAAAAGAATTAATAGCATACGCTACAGCGTGACTCTTGTTAAATGAGTATCGGGCTGAAGCCTGAATCCAGTTAAAAATAGTTGCTGCTGATTGCTCATCTACAATTCCCTTTGTTTTACATCCATTGATAAACTTTGTACCAACTTCATTCATAAGTGCTGCATCTTTTTTACCCATAGCTTTACGCAAAGAATCAGCCTCTTCCGGCGTAAAACCGGCTAAGGCTGTTGCAATTTTCATAGCCTGTTCTTGATATACAATAATACCATAAGTATTCCCTAGTAACGGCTCAAGAGCAGGATGTATATATTTTACTTCGTCAATTTTCCATTTGCGGTCAACATAGTGCTTAGTCATGGATTTGCCTTCCATTTCAGCCTCTAGTGTTCCCGGTCTAATAATGGAGATCAAGTCTGCAAGTTCTTCAATATTTCGAGGCTTAACTCGTTTGGCCCAACTAGAACCAAGTTTTGATTCTAGCTGGAACACACCTTTTGTTTTACCGCTACTAATTAAATCCCAAGTTGCTTGATCTTCAAAATCATCAATATTAAGCGCAGCCATTAAATGTCCTTTCGACATAATCTATGTATGCTTCTTCTAGCAATTTTTCGCGTTCTTCATTTATATGAAGTTGATAATCGTTCATATAATTCCATGTTGCAGTATTATCCTTGCCAACGGTTCTTACGTACCAATTCCAAGGACTTTGTTCATCCACTTCAACATAAAAAATTTGTGGTTTTTTTATATCTAATACTTTCATAATGAAATATCCATTTTGGCATTTGCAAATGATTTTTCAAATTTAGCTGCTGAGCTATGTCGTCTATGATACTTTAGGAATCTAGTAAATAGATTAGCGGTATCGATAACGTCAAACAAGGCATCGTGAGCATTATCCTTGGATGCTTGCGGAAATCCTAGATAATCACGAAGATAGTCCATATTTAGCTTTTGTACATCGCTATGATCTTCAAACCACATAAACATGTTATCCATCATATCCACTTTAAAGATTTGATTGAATAGCTTTTGTCTGCCACTCTTTTCATCTTTTGGACCATAAATATTACAATATCGATGCACAATTGGCAAGTCGAAATTATTAATGTTATATCCTACAGGAATCGGTGCATAGTATTGACTACCTTTTGCATTAAACTTATTTACAAAGTTTGTAAACTGACTCCATGCTTCTTTTGGACCAATGGCTTTTTCAAGTTGCTCGCGGGTTTTACGTGTAATGTCTAACGCTTCTTGTTCTACCGGATCGAATCCCGCAGCAATAGCCTTCTCGTCGTCAAATTCGGGCCTTACTTCGATGTTGAACACTCCACCGGGCTGAAGGGTCAACTTCTTGCCATGAACGACTACAGCGGCAATCTGAGTCAATTGACAACCATATGGATTTTTACCAGTTGTTTCAAAGTCAAAAACGATATAATCCCGATATGTATTAAATCCCATTATTTCCCCTTCAATTCTAAGAATTTTGCAATAGCTTCGTTTAGGTCGTAATATATTTTAGAGAAAGAATTACTATGAACTTGATAAACTCCATTCTTTTTTCCGCGATACCAAGGAACATGATTCCTCAGATCGGACAAAGAAATATCTTTATAGTCAATATCATTACCGTCTCTAATAACAGTTGCGTAATCTAAAAATTTATCATTCATTTGTAATTTCCATAATTTTATCCAAAAGATTAACTCCAAGGACATCAAACTTTGTTAGTCCCACTTTATCCAAGTCATGCATTTCAAATGACACAATAGGGTTGCCATCTTTATCTTTAATTAGAGGAGCATCGTTAATGAGATCATCATTAGAAATAATTACTCCAGCCGGATGTTTTCCATGACTCTTAAAAGTTCCTTCTATTCTTATAGCAAGATCGAACATATCTGACAACTCACCAGTCAATTTTCCATTGACCAATTTGCACCATTTAGCTAGTTTATCAGGTTTGTTTTCAAGAGTCCAGATAATAACAGACTTAACATCCATTTCTTCTAGTTCATCAGAAATGCTTGCTTCTGGCGGCAAACTTTCAGTAATCTCATTGAGTTCTGAGAAAGATAAATCCGCATATACACGAGCCACTTCTTTGATAACTGATCGTCCCTGCAATCGCCCAAAAGTAATCATCTGGAATACACGATTGTGTCCATACTTATTCTTTAAGTATTCGATAATCTCATCTCTGTGATTTGATGGAACGTCCATGTCAATATCAGGAAGTGAAATATTGTCTTTGCTAAATCGTCCAGAATTCAAGAATCTTGAGAATAAAAGATCGTATTTTACTGGATCAATTTCTGTAATGCCCAAAAGATAAGATACAAGACAACCTCCCGCAGATCCACGGCCCGGACCCGGCAACCAACCATTATTTCTAACATATGCAATAATATCTTGCACGATTAAGAAATATCCAGCAAGACCGAATCCATTGATAATAGAAAGCTCATATTTTACACGGTCTGCATATTCTTGCTTCTTTTCACCTTTAAGGTGCATAAACTTCTTCTGCCATCCTTCGCGACAAAGTTGAGTAATATACTCCTCTTCTGTTTTTCCTTTGCAGTCCACTACAGGAAGTTTAGGCTTAGAGAAGATAGTATAATCTTGAAGCTCAGATACTAATTTGTCATTTGCTTGAACCTGATTAGTTTGTAAAACAATCCCATCATTAGAATAAAAAAAGAAATGGTCTGAATCAAAGTATTTCTTAAGTTCACCAAGATCAATGTCTTTCGCTTTTTTTAATGTTGTCTTTAAGCCTGAACAAAGAATGATCCTATGAAGAATAGCATCTTCCTGATTTGCATAACAAACCTCCATTAATCCCAGTTCTCCATCTTTATAGAACTGTAAATCTTTATCTGTATAGATAATATTTTCACCAGATACAAGCCTGATAAGCATTTTATATCCAGCTAAAGTTTTAGCGATATAATGCCCACCGTCAGCTTTCCAACCAACGATGGGGACTATACCTTCTTTTTTCATACAGCTAAAAAATTCTACAACTCCACTTAAGGATGTATCAGCAAGTAAGCAATGCGTATATCCAAGTTCTTTACACTTTTTGGCAGCTTCATCGGGTTTGATGAATCCACGCAATAAAGAGTAGTGAGTTGTAATTGCTGGTATTATCATTCTACTGCTCCGGGGTCTTTATATGTTCCAATCACGAATCCGGGTCTGGAACATTCTGCAACTGTTTTAGTCATTCCAATAGTATGTAATTGTTCTTCAATATGATGACACATTGTTTTTTCTGTGTTGGGCCAATTTGTCTTGTAAAAATGACAAAGTTTTTCACACTTGAAATTTTTACGATCACGAGAAACAGGACGAGGTTTCTGATTTATTGTAATCTCCTTAAACATTTTTTCAAGTGTCTTAAGGAAATTTTTATCATCTTCTTCGTCAAACGCAAGACTGAATGGGCCACCATCCCGACAGAAGAAAATTGTCATCAATGCATGACGATGCTGAGGATATAACTTGCCAATAGCATAGTGATACAGTAATAGTTGCACATCTTGCATTAGCTTTTCATAGTCCTTCTTTTCGCCCGTAGCCCAATCCAACCTCTGTCCAGTCTTCCAGTCGATTACCTCTATTGTACCATCTGGAAGTTCAGTTACAAGGTCAATCGTCCCTTTAATCGCAAGATTTCCAGAGATTTCTTTTCCATCCGGACCTGTAAAACTAAATTTAGCCCAAGGTTCTTTAATTGGAATGTCAAAGTGAGGTTCTGTGTCAATTACTTTTCTATTTCTAGGATCGAATTGGCCTTTGTTATAGTGCAGCGTATCCCACACCATTTTATAACAAAATTCATAATCTTTTTGATTAAAAGTGTTATGAGTACAGTTTGCTTTGTAATAATCAAAACTTCTACCTAAAACGTAATTAACAAACTCATCAGTATATAATTGGTCATAGGTAAAAGAGAAGTCACCCAAAGGTTCTTGAGTGACTTTCATTGTATTTCTTTTATTAAACTGTGTTCTCTTTTTGCAGATTGCTAATGTTTCAAACACCGCATGAGTAATAGTTCCTAGATCTGCTTTTTTTCCACTCGGAGATTGCCATCCAAGAACATATGTAAGGAAATACTGCATTTCGCAATACTTCCAATTATTTAACGATGAGCTACGAAAATATGTAGTAATCATTTCTTAATTGAAGTAGTGCTTGGCTTTCTTGGGCCTTTAATTGGAGCGGCTGGCAATAATGGCGCACCAAAGCAGTCCCACTTTTCAAGCACTTCTAATACAGCTTTACATGATTCTTCTATTGTCATATTGGCATTGTCAATAACTGCATCAAATCCTTCATATTTATCCAGCGCTAGTTCACTTTCATGAACATCTTCGCCCGGTAGAGACCTTGTTAATCGAATAACTTTGCCCCCAGCATTTTGTATTGCCAACACTTCATCTTCAAACCTAACATCAGAAATAATAGCTAACTTGGACTGTTCAGCTTCGATATCTCTAATTGCACGATCAATCCACACACCTGAATATATCTTACGACAAATATCCGTTCCAAAATATTGCATGAATTCTCTAGCAGTCATGAATCCTGACTTGCCTTTAACTTTTGTTGGCATGTCTTCCCACTTATATTTTGTAGGAGTATTTTTTTGCTCATCTGTACCGTACAGAATATCTTTATCAATATTAAATACGCTCATCAAAACTTCTTTCAATGCAGTGGCAAACGCATAATGCTTCACATACGGCCAAATATTATCCATAGCCCAAACTACATATTCAATATCTAGTCGAGTTACATCCATCAAACCTTTTGCTTCTACGATTTTTCCACGTTCATCACGCATGAATGTTTCTACAATTAGCTCACCTTTATCACTAATTTCAAAACCTTGAATAATATTCCAAGTCTTCATTTGATAAGCGTGCAAAAAATTAGACAGTGTATTCTTACCTGATTGCTTTTTGCCACTAAATGCAATGATTTGAGTCATTAAAATAATCCTTCTATTTGAGGTTTTAATTCTGTATTGATTTGCTCAACTGTCATGTCTCCAATATCTTTGCTTGATATTTTAGGAACAAAATAGTTGAATCGTCTTCCGCCTTTATCTATAATGCCTTTTGCAGCTTTCATCCCAGCTTCGTCGTTGTCTGTTAAAATAACGACATTCATTGCTCCCAATTCTTCAAGAGTAATTAATTGATCTTCGCTTAGATCTGCACCAAATATACCCAAAGAATTTTTTATTCCTGATTCATATAATCTCCATACATCTCCCTGTCCTTCTACAAGAATAACAGTAGATGTCTGTTGTATAAACTTCTTTGCAATCCATAATCCATATAGATAGCAGGACTTTTTGAAGCCCTTACTGTTAATCCATTTATACTTTTTATTACTTTCATCAAGAGATCTGCCTACACATCCAATGTATTTGTAATCTTCGTCATATATTGGTGCAACTGCTCTACCATACATTTGTCTATCAGGATTATAGCACTCTCCAACATCAAAGACCTTTAATGTTTCCGAATTAAATCCTCTATCAATATAATATTTAGATGGAATATCTAAAGATTCAATAATCTTTTCTCTGGGTATATTTAAAGATATACGCTCAGGAGTACGAGTTACGATTTCCATCATCTTATTATTATTATAAATAGTTTCTGAGATTTTCTCTTCTTTGATATCAACTAAAGTCTTGTTCAAGAACGATAGACAATAATTAATAGCAGAGTGGAATGTTGCTTCTTTGCCTTGTCTATGAGACAAAACTCCTCTTACAAAGCCAATAATGTTTCTGCCGTAGTCTTTTTCACAAGAATGCGTCCAGCATACCCAATTTCCTTTGGTTTTGTTTCCTTCTGTAAAGATACATGAACCTTCAGGATTATCTCCTCCATGAGCAGGGCATGAAAATGCTATACGATTATCGAACTGCATGTATTGTATATTGAGCGCATCTAACAGTGATGGTATTTTATCCGATAGCTCACTGCATATCGAATATAGCTTCTCCCTGCTGATATTCTCCTTCTTCGAATGGGAGGTCTTCATTCCGCTGGTCATTATTTGCTGCTCCACTCTTTAATTGATTTCTTGTATATCCTTCAACTAGTTTAGCACAAGCACCGTTCATTTTGACATTAATATAATCACCCGGCTCCAAGCCTGTACCGTGACGATGCTTTAAGAATACAATTTTACGATTTCCATGTTGATCACCATCATCGGCAATCTCTTCATCACTTTTTACTTGAAACTTTGCAACCGTAGTGGCAAGCCAAGATAGTCTATCCGATTGTGCAATGTCTTCTTCACGATTTAATTGAACAAAAGATAAACAAGGAATATCGTATTCAATACAGAAGTCATTCATTTTAGTAATTTGAAATCCTAATGCTTGATATTCTTGCATAGCTGCGGATAATCCAGCACTGCTCATTAATTTGAAGTAATCATAGATTAATAAGCAATCTTTAGTTTTACCATTCTCGTCAAACCCAACGTGTTGATGAATCCATCGCTTTGTAATATTGAGAATGTTATCAAAAGGTTGACCAGCAATTGACATATAGTGATATGGGATAGTCTTGAGGTATTTCGCTGAACGAATTACTGATTCTTTTGCCATAAAACTATTTGCAAATTTACCCTTTGCGATATCATTAATTTTAACATTGCTCAGATTCGCCAGCATACGAGTTCTTTGATCGCCGATATCCATTTCTGTATCTAAATATAGCACTGGTATATTTAGCTTTCCCGCTACGTGCAGTGCGACATTAGTAGAAATAACACTCTTGCCAACACCTGTTCTAGCACCGATTAGACAAATAGATTTTCTTCTAATACCGCCACCGCACGCTTCGTCAAATTGAGACAGTCCTGTTGGAATACCAAGATAATCAGTCGGGTTGTCAATAAGATATTGAACATATTCATCTATGTTTTCTCCAACGAGCATAGTCTGATTAGAATGTTCAGTATAAGCACTTTCAGTGACATCGGTAATAGGCTTTTCCGCAATAGAAATAATCTCTTCTATCGCTTCGTCACCAGTAATCTTATCTATTTCTTTTTCAGATTTTTTAATTGCTCGCTTGATATCTCTTGCCAGTTTTAACTTGGCTAGTTTGGCTGTAAACTTAGGAACATTTTCTTTAATTACAGGCATATTAAATAGGGATCTGATGAATCCCATTTCAGTTTGCTTGTTAATTAATTCATATACGCCAAGTTTATTTGCTGTAGAAAAAATAGATAGCGGTTCAACAGCTTGATTGTTTTGTATAATATCTTGTAAACAGCTAAATATAACCTGATTAATCTCGTGAGAGAAAAAATCAGGTTGTACATAATCCATATCTACAAATACATCCAAGCCATACTGGCAAATGCCAGCTAAGACTGCTCGTTCAACTGGTAAATTTTCAAGTACAGCTTGGTTCATTTTATTTTACTCCATATAGTTTTTTTACAATTCGCGGCAGTTTGTTGTATGCGTCAGAAAGTCTTTCTGCTGTATCTTGAATAGACTCGTGATTTTGACTCAAACCTTTATTAATTTCAATAAGAGTATTATTTGCATTCAATAGAATTTTATTAGTTCTTTCTAGTTCTTCAGTATATCTCTGTAGCTCAGCTAATTGCAATTCATACTCAAGAATTTTCTTATCCAGATCAGCAATTTCTGCTTTAAGAGATGGGGTATCTGCATCTCCATATGTTCTTGCATTTACTTCATAAACATGAATTGTTTCAAGCTGAGCAACTGCATTTTTAATTGCTTCAAAATGATTGTATGCATTTAGTGGATTCTTTTCGCTCATTTTATAATCCTCAAGGGTAAATTCTGTAAATTGGATATGGGTAATATACAGGTTGATAAACCGGAACCTGCACTGGTACATAAACTGGTCGTGGAACAACAATATATTGAGGTTGTTGAACTACATAAGGCACAACAACTTGTTGAGGTTGCTGTACTACAACTGGAACATAGGGATTTACTACAAAAAGTTGACTAACTACTGATGATGCTAAAAAGGCTAGAGTGTTCATTATATTCTCTTTCTTATAGATTTAAATTAATATCTGTTGAATTTGATGCATTGATAAAACTTTCTGCGAAGTTTAATCCGTTGCAAAAATTTTCTAATGCTACTTTTTGATTTGACGCAAGAATAAAGAGTTTTGAATTACTGGGAACTAATTCCTCTGCATAGTTTGGTGTAATCGCAAATCCGCCATCACTTTTTTGATAGACTTCATTTGACAACCCCTCACCATTCTTGATAATCTCAATAATGATAGTTTCACCCTCTTTAATATTCTCAAAGTGGTGTCTATCCTTATCTACAATCTTCTCATACTGCTCAGGATCTAGCGCTACGGCAAAAAATTTATTATCCTGCACCATCAACGCTTGTAAATACATTCCTTCTTCCATTGGTTTTCCTTCATTCGTTTTAGTTTAATATTTGCTCTGTAAATAAAACTGCGTTCATAAATTCTTCAACAGCTTCTTTTGTTTTTGATAGAACTACATAATACTTTATATCATCTTTAAAAAAAAGTGATATCCAAGCCCTTTCGTCAATTTTACTGTAGAACTCAGGTATTTGCTCGTTCACGCTATTATACAATTCAATTGGCAAATCGTCAAGTATAATTTTCTTATCTTTTACATAAAAAGCCTGAGTATAGCTTTTTTGTTGCATATTATTGTCCTACCGGAATGGGAATTGGAAAGAAAAAATGCCCTGCCAATCCACCCACTAAAAATCCAAATAAAAATGGTACTATGGGCCATTTACGACTAATATCGAAAACAGCCCAGCTAACAGTTGGCTTTCCTTTGGTTACTGCATAAATATCATATGCAACAAGGAATACAAACAGACCGATTAGCCAAATAAAAGTTAGACTAAATATCAGTTCTATCACTTACATCTCCTATTTTACTTCCACTTAGATAATGGAATAGCACACAAAAATAGACACCCATAAAAATGATAAAACATCCAGTAAATATGTCTACCCAGCTCATTGGCCTGAACTTCCGAATCCCTTGTCACCTCGACTTGTTTCATCGAGATTTTCTACTTCTATAGCGGTAAAGTCTGGAACTGGCTGAATAATAATCTGAGCAATCTTATCTGCTGGTGAGTAATACTGATATTCATCGCTATGATTAATTAGCAATACCTTTACTTCTCCTCGATATGGAGCGTCAATAACTCCCGCCATTGTATCAAGTCCCTTTTTAACCGCATGGCCCGATCTAGGCCAAATAAGGCCCACAAAACCCTTTGGAATCGCCATAGCAATACCTGTGGAGAACAGCTTGCGTTCGCCGGGGGCTAGTCTTACAACTTCTTTTTCATCACAATACAGATCTAGTCCTGCATCAAACAAATTTGCTTTATCTGGCAACTTAGCCGTTTCCGTTAGCCTCTTGACAAACAATTCATAACTCAAATATGCACTCATGATTTTCCTTTCAATAAACAAGATCCGCATCGGTAAAATTCTGTAAATACAAAATCCCTAACTATTTTTTCTTTCTTGCCACATACTTGACATTGCATTTCTACCTTCAATGCTTCTGCTGGCTTTCTGCTTCTTTCAACCAATTGAACTTTTGGAGTTACCACATCCTTAGCGTCAACCCCATCATCTACATATTTATTTTGCCTTTGTCCTACAAAGATTGGTTGTTTCTTTCCACTCTTGTCGATAACATTACTTCCTGCTTTAGACATTGTAAATTGATCCATATCAAATTTACCAGCAGTAGTGATTGGTGTTATAACCTTTTTAACTTCAGGGGATGGAGCAATAGGCATTACTACCTCCTGCTCTTGTTCCATTTCACCACTATAAGCGTCTAGCATGTCTAATCCCATACGAACTAATTCTGGGTCATTTAGAGCTTTGCCCTTAGCTATAACCCTCTTAGCTTGTTCCTTGAGATCTGTCATATGATTTACTCCTCGCAATATTTTCTAATACTTTCATTGCATGTTCAAATCCTTTAATTTGAGCCTCTCCTGCTAATATTCTAGCATCGGCAGTAGTTTTGAGCATCAATAATTTTAGACCGGACTTGTGATTTCTAAGAGCTGAATGATACTTCTCTTCCCATTTGGCAAACTTGTCATGCTTTTGTCCAGTTACAATATACCAAATACCTTGTTCAGCCCATTGCTTCGCTGCTTTTTCTCTTGCAACTATTAAACTTGTATATGTCATATACTTATTCAAAGTAAAAATTGCAGCTTGACAATCTAGCGAAGACATCTTTTTAATATCTTCTTCTTGTAGATGCATGATTTTACCAACTTTAATCGCGTCATCAAGACTGCAATTAAGTCCATAATCAATGCGATTGCCTTGTATCCAGTCCTCTATATTTTTATGGAATTTGGCATATTTTTCATCTATATCTTCCATATCTTTTCTTTCCACTGATCAATAGACTCGTCATGAAATAGTTCAATTAGAGTAAAATTATTTAATTCGCACCAAGATTTCTTATCTCTATCGCGAGCCTGTGCCTTGTAGAACTCCATTTTATTAGCAAAAAAGAAATTGTTAAACTCAGTGTGTTGTTGTCCATGAACCTCTACGACCAGTCCGCGAACTGGAATAAAAAAGTCAGCCTTTAAGGTTGACTTTCTATTTGCAGTTTTAGTTCCGGGCAAAACTAACTCTTCAAGGATTCTATCATTAGGATATCGCTCTTTTAATAACTCTCTTGCTTTATTATGTAGTGCAGATCTTTTGGTGGTTTCGACGATATTGTTGCTTGGTATCCAAGCGTAGCCTTTGCCATCAAGTCCTGTAATATTCAATATAGCATTTCCTTAACTTTGGTTTCAAGTGTTACATATGAATTGGGATTTTCATTTAAATAATTGTAAACCTTTTCTTGTCCTTGAAGTTTAATCTTCTCTGTTTCAATAAAGTCTAAATTATACCATGAACCCGCTACAGAAATCAAGCCAAGATCAATAGCAATCATAATAATCTCTTGTACTTTATCAATGCCATGACCAAATCTAATCCAGCTCTCACATGTCTTATATGGAGACCCGATAGATGAACATAAAACATCCCATGTAACCTTTAACCCAACAACATTCTTATTGTCCTTGCTAGAGCTTGCGGATTCCCACGGCTGAACGCTTTTGACTTCCATGCGTGTATCTGCTTGGAATTGAATCTTAACGCCACCATCGGCCATTTTTGACTTGCCGTAGCCACTTGTATTTGTAATCATATGTGTGATCATAATTACAAGGCACTTTTGATTAGGAACTGTTTGACCAAGTTTCTTAACGAAGTCAGAAAGGATCTTTGGCAAGCCCGGTCTAGTCATACCACTAATATCCTCATCAAGATCGCGAGAAGGAATTAGTGATGAGATAGAATCAATAACAAGAACGCAACCTTCATTCTCTTTTGCTGAAATAAGTTTGCGAGCAATATCAAGAAATGTTTCCGCAGACAAAGGTTCGTCGCCTGAACGAATAACTTGAACTTGAGACGGGTCAATACCCGGAACTTCAAAATTCATCTCTTTTAAGCGACCTTCAACGTCAAGATAAATGATTTTACGACCAAGAGCTTGACAGTTAGCAATAATCTGCATTGTGGTCGTTGTTTTTCCAGCTTTTGGTGGACCTGAAAGAATCATCCAAGAACCTTCTTTGATGCCTCCACCAAGAGCTAGGTCAATCGCCGGACTAATAGAAATAACTTTATAGTTTCTCTTTTGCTCAAGAACCTTATCGCCTGTTGTAACATAATCGCCATATTTTTTAATAAAATCTTTATCAACTGCTGTTAGACTCATTCTCTATTTCCTTTAATCTATTAAACAAAGTCTGTTTACCAAAAGATTTTCTCGACGTAAACACTAGTGGCTCAGATTCTACTGCTTCTATTGTAGCACGCTTCGGAGCATTGTCAAGAGTATATTTTATCTTTTCTATTTCTTTTTTTACATTCCTAGCTCCAAGAGATATTGTTCTTTTTCCGGAGCTTGACTTTACAAACTTAATAACAGGTTCTTCGCCATATTCTTTAATAAGTTTATTAGCGAGAGAAACCTGTCTAATGTAAATCTTTTTCCATTTTGGTAAGTTCCAAAATTTATATGGTAAAGTGCCCGCTTTTTCATGGGTGGCTTGCTTTTGACAAATAATTTCTGCAACGTATTGTGCGGGAGTACAAAAGTCCCCGGTGGACGGGGACTTATACTTGCTTTGCTCTGTTCTTTGCTTTGCCATAATTACTCTTTATTTTTGAAATACATCAATTTCAAGTTTTCTTCGGTGGCCTGTCTTTTTTCTAAGTTCTCAGAAAACCTGCACTCAGGCCAATAAAACTTTTTTACATATACAACATCTTTAGAATCTGATAACTTACCAAAAGCTAAATATTTATAAGTTATGCCTGTATTGCCACTGTCGTCAAACAAATCTTTTGACATACCTCTAGTGATAAAAAATCCATCCATACCTTTAGGATTAACATAGACAGATTGTTCTGGAATACCAACAGCATTTACTTTGACTTCAACAATGTCCAAAGAGTTTTCATTGCAATATTTTTTTAATCTAGTCCAAGGATCTTCGTCTACTTCTGGCCGATCAAAATCAGACCAAACTTCTTGACCATTAGAGAGAACACATTTCCATATTACCTCTTGACGATCAACACGAAGACTTCTAATATATGCATCAAAACCAGTACAAACTTGTGTCATTAGTCTTCTCTTATCTTATGAATGCAGTTACCATATCTTGGAGGTAAATTTCCCGTTGCTTTAGATCTCCTGTCTTTAGAAGTTTCATCAGATCTAGTTGAGGCTTGTTCAGTCATTGTTGTTACACCATAGTCTTTTTTGTGACCAAAAAGTTCTCTTACAGATGGGTAACTTGTTACATTTTGTACATTAACTTGTGCTAGTTTTGGTTCTGAAACATTGACTTTCTTGTTTTCATCGCCCATTTTTACTTCTGTCGTTACGTCAGTTTTTGGAACTGATACTTTCTTTTTTGCCATAATTAATATCCTTTACTTACATAATCTCTTTGTGCATATGTCAAGAACATTGATCTACGAGTTTTCAAATATTGTAGATACTTAGAATAAATATCTTGATCAACTTTCTTAAACTGGAAATTATAGGAGTTCATTTTGTTCATATCCATTCCATATGGATCAAACAACATTCCTCTTCCAAATTTGATATAGTAGTTGACAGTTAAACTATCACTTTCTTTATTATGAAACTTAGTAATCTTAGCTACTGCAAATTCTTCTTTTGTAAGATTTCCTGTTTTATCAAAGTATTGTGTCGTAATTTCATCTACATCTGGTAGATTTAAAGATGCAATATCACTCATTATTCTCTCCTAATTTTTCGAGCTTCTTTTTTACTTTTTTAGCGCAGTCCCAAATATCAACACCTTCTACGTATAGCTCGCCTTGCTTAGCTATCTGACAATTTTGAAATAGTTCTGGACATACAATTGATACTGGATCAATTGAACCATCAGACATCATTTTATGAATAAAGATGTTGAATTTCACTACTGCAACATGAGGTCCGATATTCCTAATATTTTCCATTACAACTTTCCTGTTTCAATATATCTCTTCTTTTGTTCTGGGTTGAGTTTTGCAACTTTTTTGATCTCATCCCTTTTTTCTCTTTGTTTGATTCTTTCAAAAGTCCCATCTGCTTCCATCTTTTCTTGGAGTCCATATCTTCCAAGCTCTCTGGCGTTCTTCTCGGCAAGCTGGCCGATTGTCTTCACCTCTTTATTTATTATAACGGGAGGTTCGTCCAAGACAACCGACAAGCCAGCCTTTTCGCAAAATGGACAAATCTTTCTCAAAGACTCTTTGATGCTATGGAAGATTTCAAATTCTTCCTTGCATTCACTGCAAGCATAATGATATGTTGGCATAAATTATTCCTCTGGCAATCCTTCATATAAATATGGGTCATTTTGTGCATTTTCATTTCCCATGTCAATGATGAAAGTTCTGTAGCTATTTTTATAAGCCACTCTCCTTACATCTGTTAATTCAGGATTAGATATTATCGTTTCATAAAAATAAACGTATTCTTCATTAATTTCTTGACGTTCTGCTACTATTTCTTGTCTTTCAGTTTCGGACAATGCTAAATTTCCACATAAAAATCCAGCTACAATAATAGGAGCTAAATACTTTTTCATCTATTATTACCCTCTAACCTTTCTAGTACTCTACCAATAATAGGATTACGGACAATATCAGAGGCTTGTAGTTCGCATACGCCAACCCCCTGAAGACCGAAGAGTTTATCTCTCACATCCATCATAGCACCTCTCATAGCAAGAGGCAAGTCCGATTGGTACGGATCGCCTTCGATAATTGCTCTTGAGTGCATACCAATTCTAGTTAAAAACATTTTAATCTGTTCATATGTCGCATTTTGCGCTTCGTCAAGAATCATAAATGAGTGGTGAAAATTACGACCACGCATATATTCTAATGGACATAGCTCAACAATACCAGCCGCAATTTGTTTATTTAATAACTCTCTACCAAGATACTGCTGCATTTCTTCTAGTACGGGCATAACATAAGGTTGGATTTTTTCATCCTTGCTGCCCGGCAGATAGCCTAGTCCTCGACCTGCTTCAACAACTGGTCTAGTGACTATAATTTTTTCTATCTTATTCTCTAGTAACCAACTACACGCAAGTCCGACTGCCACTGAGGATTTTCCAGATCCCGCTGGTCCTGTGCAAATTGTAATATCATTCTCAACCATAGATATAATATAATTTTCTTGATTAATGCTTTTTGGTTTAAGAATTTTACGGTGCGGATTAGATACTGCATTTGCTGTGGCTCTTTGAGCTGTTTTTCTAGTTTTGCGCGATGTTGACATAGTTTAGGTCTCACTTTTTATTTTAATGAAGTTTTCACTGTTTTTGTATTCATAGGTATAAGTTGAGTATGAATTAGATCCTGCTTCACCTCCTTTTCTACTTCTTGAAACAAAATAATTCTTTGAACCTAAATCCCATATTTTATTGCCAGCATTTATGACAATCGTTCTATTTGGAGTAAAGTCAGAATCTGTGAATAAGATGTCTGACATGGAATATGTAGTCGGATTAATATAAGTGTTATTATTGCCGGGCTGATCAAATTTTAAATCTACTAATGTTATAGAGCATGTAATATCTATCGGAAAACTTAGATATCTATATTTATAGGCGTTCATTTCTCCAAAGTTGGCTAAATTATTCCAGTTAAATGAGATTCCAATATTTACTTCTCTTAATACATAAGAACTGTTATCAAATAGACTTTGTATTTCTAAAGGAAAAGTGCATCCACTTTTTTTGAAATTATGTCGTCTTATGACATTTCCCGTATCAGCAGATCCGAATGATGTTGTTGCACCGTTACCTTTTTCTATTGTAAATCCTGAAAAAGATAGCTGCTCTTCTGCAAACGTTGAGTCTGCACTAAATGAATATCTAGCTTCTGATAATAAGTATTTTCTAAATTTAAGCGATGATCCCCCAGTTTTCATTTTTCCTGTTGTTGAATCTGGAGCTTCTCTGTTTAAATCGAATTCTATATCATATGTTTTAAGCGTGTTGTCCCATGTAGAAACACCACCTAGATATGTCAAGATATCATCATCCCCCGTTAAAAGAAACGGGGGGTTGGTATTATCGAGAGGTCTAGTTATTGATATTCTAGTCTCAGGCTTAGGACGTATAACTTTTAAATTGTTAATACGTCCATATTCCGTTAATTTATTTGCTGATGATGATTGATCTACCGAAATAGATTGCACACCAGTAAGAAATCCATCAATGGAAACTGAGTGATTAAAATATTGTACAATAGGATTGTAAGTAGGCATTATACTATCTCGCAAGCCCCTCCACTACACGCCAGAGCTTGTTCTAGTTGAGTGTCATCATGTTCTTCAATAACTTCGGTATAATCGACATCTTTGTATTCGCGTTTTAATTCAGTCCAAAGTTTGAAGTTATAAATATCTTTCATGCAGTAAGTAAATTTCTTTACATCTCCCTCAAAATATTTATCGGCAAACTTCTTACATCTGGCTACCCACGCTTCTTTGGCCTTACCTTTAATAGGTCCGCCAAAACCAAGAAGACTATCACAAGCTGCCCACAGGTTATCTTCCCATAGATTGAGAGCAACCTCAATAAGACCGCTGGCGAACATTACACCATCGCCATAATGATTAATCATCTCACTAGGTAAATACACAGTAGTAAATGGAGCTTGTGGATAATCCTTGTCTCCCGTCACCGGCAAGAGAGAAATACCGCAGAAAAATTCACGATTGTCATAAATGAATTTCTCAACTTCTTCCCATTCACTAGGTTTAACATTAATGGTATTGCTAACATTATGATTTAGCCAAGGCTTAGTACAAAGCTCTTTATTTGTACCCGGCAGAACCCAGTTTTGTTGAGTTGACTTTACTGTTTTAAGAAGTTCAATAGCAGTAATTTGATTCTTAGTCTTGCTACCGTCAGGAACTTCGATACAGAAAGCAATTACGTCATCGGTCCTATTGGCCGACCAAACAGATTCTTCGCACGCCCTTGGATTGGTTTCCTTGAAGTGCTGGTAGATCGCCTCCATCTTATTCGCTTGTACGCGACGAATATAGCGTTTAGCATGATGAGGGTGAATACCACTAGCAGTCCCAAGAATACAGGAGGCAGTGCCTTCAGGCTTAACACAAGTGACTCTAGCGGCCTGATTGATACCAATCTTTGATGCGACATATTTATTGGTTGTTTTTGCAAGTTCTGCTGCCTTCCTTTGAATTTCCGGATTTAAACAAATATCCGGTTTTTCAAACCATCCCGTACCCGAAACACCAAGCAAAGCCTCTCTAGCGAAGATTTTTTCACTTGTTTTTCCTAGATATGGAAATGAATTAAATCCGGCTTGAAGAGTACCGATAATTGTTACTGCACGAACAGCATCATAAAAATCTTCCGCACTATTTACTTTAGCACAATTAACAGTAGAAAGATTACAACCTTGCCATCCACTTTCACCTGTCTCAATATCTACGGGATACATGCCAATCTCAACGCATGGGTTAACAATGAAGTCTTCATCGTCTGCCCATACAAATCCCGGCTCACCAAACTCTTTAACGCTCTTCATGAGTTCAGCAAATTGTTCAGGAGTTGTCTTATCTCTAATGAGAAGAGCAGAGTTGTTAGAACGTCCACGCTGAGGATTATCCATGAACCAATTGCCAGTTTTAGCCGTTGCCATCTCCTTATCATCTGGAGAGAATAGACAAATCGTAGCGCTTCTTCTTACTCCACCAGAAATAACAGCATCAGCAAAGTGCATAACTATGTCATATACTTCAACTGACTTGATCCTTTTATCTCCACGGGTTACAGCCTTGTCTAGAATTAATTTAATATTCTCAATGGCTTTCTTAAGAGGTTCTGGTCCCGGCGCTTTGCCGCCACCAGAAATTCTAGTACCCTTCTTTCTAATTTTATCGTATACAAACTGAACCTCTTTGCCTTTATAGTCGGGAAACTCTGTATCTGTATCAAAATAGGATGAAATTAAAATACCTATAGCATCGCTCCAACCTTCAATATCATCAGGGATAGTATACTTTACTTTTCCTGATTTGCCATCGAGAAGGTTAGGCAATTTATTAATGTGTTTATATTGTACAGAAAATCCTACCCCGCATCCGCAAAGAAGCATATACATGCATTCTTGGAAAAATCTTACACGATCAGCAAAAGATACAGTACAGTTAAACATACGTGCATTATGCTTAAAAATAGGATCTCCACCAAACTGTAAAGCTCTTTGTGAACCAAGACCCTTTTTCTTAAGCATCATATCATAGGCCCAGTCTATGATCTTATGCACTTCTTCATCTTTATCTGCGTATTGTTTATGCATCATTGCACGAACACGATCAACACTTTCCTTATATGTTTCGCGTCTCTTTTTGTCTGAAATGTATCTGGCGTATTTTCCTACGAATGTATAATCTTGTAATGCTTTAATAGACATTAATTACCTCTTTTTAACTTGTGACCGAGATTTACAAAAATATCTTGGTCGAACTTTATTTCTCTTATTTTTAACCCGTTTTCAAGCAGAAAATTAATAACAGCAATGTCACCTTCATTCATTGAATATATGACACCTTTACTATCTACTATTAAATTTCTAATATTATTTTGCCATAGTAATTTTGCACAAACTGAGCATGGATAGGCTGTAACATATGCTCTTAAGTTATCTTCTTTGATAATCATATTACTTATAGCATTTTGTTCTGCGTGTAGCATAAATGGATATTTGCCCGGTCTTACCCTTGGGAGAGATATATCTTTTGTATTAGCGGGAAATCCATTATATCCTAGGCTAATGATATGATTTTTATCATTAACAATGACACAGCCCACTTGCGTCTGCTCATCATGAGATCGAACAGATGCCAAATGGGCCATCGACATAAAATATTGATCCCAGTCAGGTCTCATCGTTGATATTCTTTATGAATCCAAGAAAACTTTAGTTCATCTTTGACAGGAGTGCCGTATGCGACAAGTTTATTATACCCGTCTCTCTCTTCAAAGTAACCAAAAAAACCATTGGGAATTTCTTTTTTTACAGTTTGATTTAGCTTTTCCATGTTAATTTTCATCTTAGAATTTCCTGTCCTCTTATTTAATGTTGTAAAGCTGAATAACTTCTTCTTTTGTAAGCAATCCACAATATTCAATAACTTCGCTTTCAGGGTCTTCATCTTCAAATGAGACAAAATAAAATTCATCAATTCGCTCCTTTATCAAATCGAATAGAGCAACTGAGTTATAGTTACTTTTATCAAAAAGTTCATCAAGTGTTTTAGATAAAGAGAAGGCTAAGAAACCCTCTCTCTCATCTAGTAATTCTACGGATAGTCCGTAATATTCTGTTTTGTTTTGTTTGAACTTAAAAAAGGTCAAACCTCCATCGTAGCGATCAATTTCTTTTGTAATTCTAATCTTGCCAATATTAAGACTCATTCTGATTACCTTCTAAAACGACTGTGACTTTGTTGACTCGTATCTCGATGTATGTTTTACCATCCACCGTCTTCACGTTTATATTATCCAGCACTGCCTTCACTTTGTCAAGGTCTGACTGGGAAAATTTAAACTGATGAAGCAAAATTTCTATAATCTTATCGCTTAATCCCATTTCCAGCTCCTAAAAGTCCGTTTGTCAAAGGTATTACACTTTTAGTTTCTTCAAGAATTTCATTTCGTTCAATATTAATTTTCATAATCTTGTCTAATTTCGATGTATGATCTGTAAGTATAGACGTATGCTCATCTAATTTTGTGGCTAATATCTCATTTTGTTTCTCTAAGATATCAGCAGTTCTTCCTGAGCTGTTTTTTAATTCAGTTACTAACTCAAAGTGTGCATCAATGATTGGCTCAAGTTTATGAAAAAACTTCTTAAATACTTTATAAAATGCCATTCCAGCTATTACCCATAAAGCTATGGGAAATCCTGTTTTATTAATAAAATCACCAATCGCTGGTAAAACTTCATGCCATGCCATTGTCATAATATCACCCCCCGTTATAAAAAAAGGAGCCGGGCAAAACCCGGCCCCCATTTTATTGATACAAATTACTTGCCGGTAATTGGTTTGTAATAGTATTTGTTTGAGCTTGTAGCTGGATTGTAATCTACGAAGTTATTCAAGATGTACAATTCGCCCGGATAAGCTCTTGTCGGAAGAGAATTTGATGTGCCGAAGTCAGATCCAGCAGTTCCCGTTGGACTTGTGATCCACGGTGTTCTTGCTTGAATCTTGTTGGCATATCCGCCCCCAGATGCGTCATAGCCTGTGAAGCTAAGTTGCATCTTACGGATCAAGCTAGTTGTATCGACCCAGTTATCACGTACATAGTAAGCGATAGAAGGAGCATATCCAACGTTTGCCATGAATTGAAGGAATGTCTTGGAAACACCAGCAAGTGATGTTGTTACACGAGTCAAGATCCATGTTCTGTTGATAGCAGCATTGTATGCGAATGTGCCAGAAGAAAGAATCTTAGCTGTGTTATATGTTCTTGCGCCAGACAATAGCTTAGGATATGTGTAAATGGTAGGATCACTAGCATTAACATCCTTAACTTGAATCGCCTTGGTGATAATTGATGTTGCTGAAGACAAACCGATAATTGTACCACCAAAAGTTTGCTTTGTAAAGGTACTTCCAGCGGTATTCTTTAAGTATGGATTTACTGACTGATTTGGAACCATAGCTTTGTTACCTCACTTTATATGGTTGCTAATCTTACTTTCCTATTGTCCTAAGCTATTTATGTTCCTGTTCCTACATTAGTATACACAATTTGGCGACACAATTCTATCGCTTTTTTAAGTTTTTTTCTTGCTGCTTCTTTTCCATACCCATTAGCCTCACCGATTTCTTTATTGGTCATACCGTAATAATATTTCTTGATTAAAATATCATGTAGCTCAGGATTTTTATCCAGAACTGACATCAAAATATCTCTAGCCTCTTCTTTTGCTTCAAAATCTACAAAAAGAGAAGAGTGGTAATTCTCAATTAAAGATACCTCATTAAACTGTTTGACTTTCTTTTTATAAATTCTTCGAGAATTATTTTGCATACTCCGATATAGGTAAGATGAGAATTTGACATTCTTCTTGTTATCGAATTTTTCAATACAGCTCCACAACGTACTCATCATCAAAGATTTAATTTCGTCTTTTGAACACACGCCCCTCAAATTCTCCTTACAAACTTTATTCATGATCTTTTTGTAGTATTCATTGTTATATGCGTCATTAAACTTTTTATTTGCAGATTGCATCCTCAATTTCCTTCTTCACTCTTGTATGATTAAACAGTTTTCCAATACCCACACAAAATGTATACCTACTCATCATTTTAAGAGCTTCTACTCCATTAATGATTTTAATTCTATCTGATATTTTATGAGTAAGATCAAAATTAGTATACGCTAGCCAGCATTCCCATCTGTCTGATGGTTTTAAAATAGAATCTGATGGAACAACTCCGAATGGAGTATGAATTACTTGTGGTTGCATGTCAATAATTGGTGGAAATAAATGTCCATCATCTTTATTTGCCATTGATAATATTTGCTCATCTTCTTCTTCTGCTGTATCTAATAAATACTGATCTTGAAATGATGTGTCAAAGAGTTCTTTTTCTTTCTCATTCCAGTTTTCCCACATTACTTTTTTCATTAGTTTAGCTCCACTTCTGTCGGATCTATAACTACATTGGAAGGTTTATTTAACTCTTTAAAACTTTTGCTGAATAATGCAAACTTTTTAGCACCGTCTTCAATATTTTTAGATTGGTTTTTGAGCTGCTCTAGTATCATCGTATCAAAATCTCCAGAGGATACTTTCTTCAAGAGTGTGGCAAATTTTTTGATATCTTCAGTGGTTTCTCCCCAAGAAGCCTCAAAAGCTATATTCCCATCTTCGTCCAAACAGAATATAATGAATGATTTCGGAGCGAATGGTGCGTCTTCATCTAAAGAATTCTGGGGTTGTGAAGGTGGCGATTTGACCATAATATTTATCCTCTAAAGCATGTAGATCATTTATATTAATAATAGTGCCCGATTTATTAAATCCATCTATAAATGGCATATGAGCGATATAACAGATTTCGATTTCAGTATTTACTTTTCTTGCTGATGATATAGTTTTGAAACTCCAGTCATAATCATATCTCAAATATTCTTTATACAAATCTCGTAACAGAACTTCTATTGTTTTTTCTGTGGATAAATATTTTGATATGATTTTCTTATCGTTATCTACTAATATTTTTCTATAGTCTGGCGATAACTGATGATGCTTTTTATCTGTTAAAATCGGTATAAGTGATATTTTTGTATAATACTTTACTTGTTTCATTTTCAACCTCTTAAAATGGGGGCCGAAGCCCCCACTATTATTTCAATTCAGTAAGACCCAAGCTATACCCTTCATCTTTTCAGATAATTTTGCAAATTCATCTTTTGAGATGACTGTCTCATTATCACCTAGTGTTGACAGGATGATTTGATATAGCTTATCTCCTAGTCCAGCATATTTTTTTGCTATTCTACCTTCGAAGTACATTTTTCCAGCATCATAATAATAGTTTTCAAATGCTAGTGTATTTACTCCATTGTAGGTTTCAAGTCTTTTTGCCATTTCATTATTGAATATAGCAATAAGCTCTCTATCAAAAACTTCGTCTGGGCCAGATACAATTGATTTAACGTCTTTGACTTCTTGATATATTGTATCACTTGGCTTGGTTAATGTCAAGTACTTTGCGTATTCATTATCAATTTTTTGATTGTTATTTACAGGAATATAATCAATCAAAAATGCAAGAAATACTAAACCAAGACCAAAAAATAGTCTTTGGGTTTTTGTCATGATTTTTGCACCTTAATCAACATTGGAAATATGTCATCTAATTTTGTTGATGCTTCTGTTAGTTTATTTTTATCACAAGCATCCTTCAAGGCTTGCCATTTTTGCACAAGTGAAACTAAATCATTTTTAGGATCAACGATGGCAACTTGCACTGGCGGATTTGGTGCAACTGGAATATAACCTGTTGTCTCTTTTTCTTTAAGAGAAGAGAATAGTGATTTGAAATCAATCGAAGATATCACAATCAATAATCCAATTGCAACCAAGATAATCTGAGCAGTACTCATTGTGTCACCGGACCTTCAGAAGATCGTAATGATTCACCTAAAACCCAAGTTGCTGCAAGAATAACAATATTTTGTACCTGAGCTGGATCAAGATCAGCAATTCCAGCTTCTTTTGCAACAACAACAACTACTGTTGAAATCGTAACCCAAAAACGACGCGACTTTGTTAAATTCTTAAATTTATCCAGCATTTTTTGCCTCCTTAGCCATATTGTTTATTTTTTCAGTCGGTAAAGATTGAATTTTTGTTAAGATAACTTGTTTAATATCATCCCTCAAATGAGCATACTCTTGTGGTAATTCTTTTTTAATAGCTCTACTTAAAAGAATTTGATCGATTGGGCCGGGATTTTTAGCCCTATCTTCTAACTTTCTACCAAACACATTACACTTCATTAATAATTGAAGCACATTGACTATAATTGAGCCTATTATAATTATTAATCCTAAATCAAATGCGTATTTTCCATCTTCATTTGGAAGATCTGCGGCAACATTCTGTGCAAATTCTTCAATATCGCTCATTGTGGAACCTCTGTCTTTGGTTGACACTTGCATCCTTCAGGAGTTGAAGCGCATTGACATTGACTTTTATTACCATCTGGCTGTAAAATATAACCTGTGCCATTACATTTACACACATTTGGCTCTGGCTTAGGTTTTGGAGCAACCTCCTTTTTGATATATTTTTTCTCTACAGTGTCAAGAACTAGATTTGCTCTATCAACATTTATCTTAAGTTCTGCTTCTACATTTCTTGATCCGTAGAGTTGAACTTCTTGTTGATTTGATTTATAATCTAAATATAGCAAACAACTCAAAGCTCCAAACAAATATACCGCTAAAGCTATTGATTTTTTCATGCATATACCTCCTTAATTCTAGTCCAATCCATCTTACGGACGAAGCCTTTGAATCTACTATAAGCAAAAGCTGCTCCGGAAGCAATCATTCTTTCAGCTACGCTTTGACGAATCCAAAAACTTCCATCTGGTTGCTCATAATATTTTGGTCCAGAGTTCCAAACTCCCCAGCTATTTTGAACAAGAAATAAAGTTTCATTTAATCTTTCGTGGGTATCATCGCATCCAATCCATGCCATAGCATGTGACCATGAACCTCTTGGATCTGCAATACCGTATTTATCTCTGACACTAGAGAATCCATAATCTGAGCAAACTGATAAAGCATAACCATTTGCCAGAAGATCCCTAGCTTGCTCAATAGTTGTAACAGTGGTTACTGTTTCTATTTTATGCTCTTTACACTGATTAATAACTGCCTGTGGAATGCCTCTACTACCCCATGCGGTTCCAATTCTTGAATCGTAAATCGATAGATCAATCGTATCATATTTTTGTCTTGCTAAAAATCCACCAGTTAGACTAACAAATCTAGCAGCTTGTGAACATTCCATGCCCTGTCCACCATGTCCACGACAACCATAAATTGGCTCAGTAGCACCTCTAGCGATAAAGGATTCCTTTTCTCCCCCGTAAAGAATTTCATAACATCTTGTTACATCAACCGCATTACGTGTTGCATGTGATACGCAATCGCCTGTAGTTTGCGATTCATCTGCACCAAAACTAGGAAAGAAATACTGTATCGCCTTATAAGGCAAAGCTAAAGAGCCTTTCCCTGTTCCATATAATTCATTACCAATTGCGCCAAACAAAGGTCTTGGCAGTTCTTCCATAAGCCTAGCCATGTCTACAGCATTACACACAGCCGCCTGTAATCCATTTTCATATTCTTTTAGAATATCTTCTGGTGTTTCAAAGCCCATTTAATATCTCCTCTGCCGTATTTTCCCAAGAAAATTTAATACCAGTTTCAATTCCTGCTAAATTAATATCCAATTCACTATCTTTCTTTTGTTGATGAAGTTCTCTCATATGAGTAATAAGTTGATCCTTTTGTGGGTCGCCAAGTTTAGCCCAATTGCCTTGACCATGAAACCATATGCCATCATGAGCAGGTTCTAACTTACCAGTATTAATGATTCTTGCATTTTTTCTATTTGTAAATTCTGTGTGACCAGAATAATCTGTAGTAATTACATGTTTACCACACGATAGCAGTTCAAGAAGCTCTAAATTCCAACCTTCTGCTCTAACTGGAAAAACTCCAACATCAACTTGTCTCATAATATTATACACATCCCGCTGACTTTTTTGTCTTGGGATGAAACGGATTTTATTTGCAAGACTGGAAGACCTGTAATAATTAATCCAATCGTTATTTTTTTCACCTAGGAATGGATTTTCGCACATCATCCAAAGTTCAACATTATCATTTTGGCTAAACGCCTTTTCAAAACATTCTTTGATGATATCGTGACCTTTGCGAACTTCCCATTTACCACAATTAAAGAAGATTGTAGCTGGGCGTTTTACATTGTTATTCTCGTTGAAGATAGAACGGTCAACTCCAAGTGGAACAACTTTAATACAATGATAATTTATTCTTGTTTCATGTGCAATAACTGCCTTAGCCCACTCTGAGCAAACAAATATTCCATCACAACTACTAATACTTAACTCTTCTTCATTTGTAAAACTGTTGAGTTCAAAAATAGGAAAACCGATTCGAACTCCTCTTCCAGCCATCTCATGTAATCCATTTTGATGCCAAATTTTCAAGCATATATCAGATAAACTTAATTCTTCTTCTTTATTTCGCCAGTCATATTTTAATAGTTCTTCATACAGTTCTGGTTCAGGTTGACCAATGGGAAAAAGAGTAAAGTCTTCAACACCCTTCTTCTTTCCTAATTGTTTTGCAATATTATATCCCGCAACACCATATCCTAAGCTGTTAATTGGAGCTTGTAGTAGCATTATTATATTCCTCAAAAATTTGATCTAGTATATCTTTGTGATTTTCTGGTGGCAATCCAAGTAAACTTCTTTCAATTAAAGATAATCGAGATTCATTTATATCTATATCTTTATAAACTTCTCTTAGGATTTGCTGAGTTGTTTTTGCTATTCTGATTGGTACATATTCAATCATTATCATTTTCCCATATCTTTATAATATTATCTGGAAAGTAAAAATCTCTAATATTATGCTCCAAGTCTTCAATTGTTTGACCAGCAAGACCAGTTCCAATAGGAGTTAGCAAAAAAGTAAGATCATCATTTATATGCGCGTACTTCATCAATATTGCCAGTTGTTCTCTGACAAAATCCCAGCCTACAAATGAATTATCCCTGAGATCTTTTGTTATGATAGCGTATGTTTGACCCTGCCTACCAGATGGCTTACCATAAATTGCGCCCCATTGCATAGCTTGCTTAGCTGCTCCTGCACCATGTCGTCCTTGAATATTGCTACCAAAGACAAAAATTTCATCTTGTTTTAAGAAATCAATCATTATTTACCTCTGTATATGCGGAAAGAGCCACCCGAAATGGGGCGGCTCCTTTTATTATAGCACTGAGTGCATTATTTGTCAATAGGAATCTGCGGAAATCACTTCGCCGCCAGCACGAGTAATTAAAGATCGAATAACTGACGTTGCAGTACTTTCTTTAATAAATCGTACAGATCCATCACTCATACAAACATTAGCTCCACCCGGATGCCATGAGAAAATCTCATTATTTGGGCCGCAATCATGAACACCCCAATCACAACCAGCTCCAAATCCAGCGGTCTTATTATTGTTAACTCCACTTGAAACACCAGCGGCATTGTCAGGATCGCCCCATCTCCATGAGCGACGAGCGCCTTGAACATAAGGTGCTGGAGCATTCAAGTCGGGCAAATAATCGGTTGGTGGGGCTGCGTAATTACCATTACCTTGCATTCTTGAAGATCGACCAGTATCCTCATAAAACATTGCAGTATTCGAAGTGCCGTCTGTGATTGCAGAAATGGGAACCCCTTGGAAAACATCAACTGCTCCAGATAGAACTTTTGCTGGGTCAATTTGATATGTCTTAGATGACGAGCATCCATTACAATTATATTGAGCGTAAGCTGAAACCGCATATGATGTTCCTGTTAAAGCTCCGGGTTCTGGAACTGGAGCGACATAACCAGCTTGCCACTTAGTTGTGCCATTAGGCATGATTTCGGTGTAAGGCGCTGTTGCATAGTCAATACATCCAAAGCCAATGCTATCTTTGCCACTGTTTCTGTCTGACTCAAGGGCATTTGTTGGACAAAGAAATGTGCTAATTACCGTTGAACTTACAGTTGCATTACCTGCAAAATTATATGGAATTTGTAGGTTAAACTGATTGTAGGCATTGCCTTGTTCAATAGTCGCTAGGATCATAGTAAATGCACTATGAAAATCTTGCGTTTTATACATTTGCGAATTTACTGGCAAATTATGTTCGCCCGATCTTGGAAAAGTACCTCTAATGCTTTCAAAATTGTGTGCAGCTAATCCAACTTGCTTCAGGTTATTTGTACATTGTGAGCGACGAGCGGCTTCACGGGCAGATTGTACGGCAGGGAGCAGAAGGGAAATTAGCACCGCAATAATTGCGATGACAACCAACAGTTCGATCAGGGTAAAGGCTTTCTTTTGATTCTTCATTTTTTCTCTCTCATAGTTCTTTCAAATAAGAAGGGCGACTCCATTCGCCGCCCCTCGACAATATTATTATACCTTCGGACACCCAGATGTCAAGTGAAGATTTTATGAAGATTGTGCTTTTTTCAATGCTTCAGGATCTGGACGATCTGGATCGCCCGGCTTGGCAGGCTTGTAATTTTTACCTTCACGTTCTTTCTTTTTACGAATATTCTCCCAAAGTCCCGGTTTATCACCAGACATGGTTGTCATTCTCGCATCGGGAATATCAGAAAATGGAGGCGGGCCTACCACGTTCATTTTATTACTGTCCTTTTTTTTTTGAATATCGTTCCACTTATCCTTATCTTCTTCGGCTTTACCCGGAAGAATTGAATTTTTTTCATTTGGATCTTCGTCTGATTTATCACCAGTAAAATAGTGTTCGTGTAGATTTTGCTTGCGTCCCGGTTTAGTTGGGACATATTTTTCAAAATCTGTTACTGGTTTCTTTTCTGCTTCTGTATATTCTGTCATTGCTTTGAAATAATCTTTTTTCACTATCAAGTCTCCTAGATTAAGGGTAAGGGTGGCTTAACTATTATTATATACACTAATTTAGTTACCATACATAAAATTATATACTGATAAATCTTCGACTATATTATTATTTCCTTCTGTATAGTCTTCTAGTGATCTTGGTCGATTCATATCTGCTCTTCCTCTATTAATCTTTTCGTTAAATTCTTCTGGCGTTTTACAAAAGAAATGCGCAACAAAAGCCACCGAATCATTTTTACAATTTGAAAACGGCCCATTGCCTTCATTGTTTTCCATATCAACCCATGACATATTTGGTTGATGTATATTCATTCCTATTTTTTTACTTGGTTTAAATATACATTTAATATGCTTATTGAGTTCCGCTTGTCTTTTGGTAAATCTTTTTATTAATGAGTATTCCCCGTTAAATTTAAGATCATCATTTCCAAAAAATAACCAATTTAGAGCTATGCATTTTAAGTGATTATAATTATTTAGGAAATCTTTGATGTTTGAGTGTTGTTTCAATACTATGAACTCATCCACATCTAAAAAGCACACCCAATCAAAATCATGAGATTTATAATAAATGAAATGATTATATGCCGGAATCTGTTGGATTTCACCGTCAAACTCTGTTTTTTCCACAAAATCATAATTTATATTTGGAGGGCATCTCCAATTATTCTCGTATATGAATATTTTATCAAAACCTATTTTTTTATGATATTTTAACCATTCGTCTATATAATTATCTTCATTTTTTGCTATACAGATTAATGCAACTTTCATTTGCTTGCCCTGTTAGACCATCCATTATATCCGGTTCCATGAGTAATTTTATATCCTAAATTAGATAGAAACATTTCTAATTTCGAATTATCAATATGTAGGTTTTCATATTCTATTTTTGATATATTGTATTTATTAAAATCTATAGATGTGATAATCTTATCATCAAATCCTTCTGCATCAATAAAAAGATAATCAATATCAATTAAATTGTATTTGTCAAATATTTTATTAAGAGTGGAGCATGGTATTTCTACTGATTGAATCTGAGTGTAATGCACGTTGTGTTTAACTAAATGATCCAATCCAAGAGCAGATACCTGACCTTCTTCTGGAGCTATAAAAAATCTAATTGTGGATAATTCTGGATTATCTACTATTGCTATATTTTCTATATATAAATTAGCTACAGAACTATACTGATCTTTTAAAATTTCATTATGTTTTTCTAGTGGTTCTATCAATACTACTGTATTTATATTATGAATATTATTAATAATATAGTTATAAGCATCGTCATTACCGGCATTTGCACCAACTTGTACTATATTCATCATTACCTCAATTGTGTATATAAAGAAAATTATCTAGTTTAACTATCTTATCTGAATGATCTAATCTTAGCTGATTAATCAATAGACCATCAGCTACAAAACAATTATTTTCTGATAAAACAAAGCCATAGTCTCTCATGATATCTTTATGAATCATAAAGCCACCTAAGTCTAGTTTTTCTTTTTGAAAATCTGTAATCAAAGGAAACCAGAATTTATGACTTGATAACATATTAGAATAGATAATTTTTTTATCTAATTTTTGACATCCATGCAAAAAAGTTTCTAATGCAACAGGTACATAATAATTGTCATCATTTGTAAATATGAGCCAATCAAAATCTTCATTTAGAAAGGCGTATTTTTTTCTGTGGGGATATCCATATTTACCTTCTCTTTTTTCAGTTTCAAATAGTTTAATTCTGGGATCTTTAATAGATGCAATAAAATCTTTGGCTTCTTCGGTTTTATCAATTGGCCCATCATGAACTATAAAAAGTTCAAAATTATCATATGTCTGATTTAATATTGAATTAATAAAACATTTAGAAGCATAAAATCTTTTTTTATCATTATTAAAATATGACGCGGCAACAATTCTTATTTTTTCAGGCTTATCAATTTTTAAAGGTTTCCAATATCTCATTCAAACACCACCAATCCAGTTCCTGACCAATGACCCTTATTTGTCAAATCATATTTTTCCTTGGTTATTGAGTGCCATATATTCTTCAAAGCGGGGTATTCATGAATATCATCCATAAGTAATAGTCCTTGCCAATTATTTTTTGCAAGATAGCCCAAGAAATATTCTTCGTATACTCCATCATGAGCAGTGTCTAGTGAAATAAAATTTGATTGCAGTAGTCGTTCGTCTAGTGTGCAGTCGCCCACCATATATTCTATGCTGCTAGAGAAGGGTGAGTATTTAATATACCACAAATCACTATCTTCTAAGATATCATATGATATAACTTTATTTGTTGGATTATGACTTAAAGCAAGAGCTGAGAATCCTTTATATGTTCCTATATCAAATATATCCTCATTGTTATACAGTGTTGATATATATGATAATAATCTATAATGCTCTTTGCCCGACTCTAAGAAAAAATACCCCTGATATCCAGATATCCTATCTGTAACTAAAGTGTATTTTCCATAGTCTATATTATTTAATTCATTATTTGTTACTGCTAATATTTTATTTAATTTATCTCTCATAGAAATCCTCAGTATATTTATTGATAGATTCAATCCAGTATTCATTGAAGTGATTTTTCTTATGCCACTCTTCTGACTCTACATGAATACCATCTTTTGCACCTATATTTTGAATTCTTGAAACCATTGGATAAATTTCATATCTATCTTGCCTTAGTCGTTTTGCCATATTGACATCCCAACCACCATTATTATATCCAAAGTCCCAATCTTTTCTAATCTCTTTCCATCTGCTTAGCCATGTTCCCCATCCCCACGGTGTAAAATGTTTACGTCTGTCTACTAGCATTATATCATCCGTTTTGGAATTGCAACAATTTTCCATTAAATTATTTGAATTTACATACCCGGATATAGAGAATACTGATTCGTCATCTTTATATTTTTCAGCAGCCCACTCAAAATATTTTAAACAATCTTTTCCGGGAATCGTATCATCTTCAAGATGAATATGGAATCCATTATTAATTTCAAAACCTTTTGCGACTGATTGAAAAATATTGGTTTGACATCCCAGTTTGTCCTCATTAATTGTTAGAGAGGATTGCGCGGGTCGAAAACTTTTTGCTAGATTGATTACATCTGAGTTTACTGGTTCCACACAAATAATAAAATTATACTCATCAACTCCAATACAGTTGTTTAGATGATCAAATAGTCTAGCTGTATATTCTGGTCGATTATAAAGTGAGATTGATATACTTTTCAAGAATAGCCTCTTTTGTAAAGTCTGTAAATTTATCGTGAAATCCGAATGATTCTGGCAACATTTCTTTTACATAGTGTTCTGTTGAAAAAAGTGCAGCTAATTCAGGTGGAGCAAACTTAATACCATTAGATTTCATTTCTTCAAAATGAATAACACAAGATAAGAAATCTTCATTTATCGAGATATCATTCCTATCCCTTGTAACTTCAGAATGAAAATCAATATGATTAAATATATCTTTGCACTTTTGGGCAAACTTTTTAGATCTTAAACTAAATCCACCATTTCCCACTCTATTACAATATCCCCATTCTTCGGGCCAAGGCGCTCCAATATAGTCATATTCAAAAAATTTATTAGACCAAAGATGAGGTCTAACTACAAAACCATCGTGTTGAACCATTAGACAAAATTCAGTATCAAAATATTCTACAAATTCTTTTAGACAGAATTCATTATATCTTGCTAAATTATTAATCTTGCCAATGTCGATAATATCAATTCCTGATACAAAGTTTGGAACTTGCTCTAGCTTTTCTTTATCTGTTAAAAATTTGCAAGCTGCAAAACCAATTGACTTTTTAGATTGCATCATGGCAAGCAACGCTTCTATTGGTTGCTTTGTATCAATACATAATAGGGTTACTTGATCAAAGGTTCGCATATTTCATACTCGTATTCATGAATAAAATCTTTGCCATTAAATTCTCTTGAAAATTCTTCGTTGATGAGCTGCTCCCAGTTCTTTTCACCCTTATGACCCCATGAACTTACTTTTCTAAGCATTTCTTCTTTTGATAAGGCCCAGCTATAGTGGTGGCACATTGGCAACCCGTCTAATCCCATAACCTGTAAACTTTTTGAAAAATCTCCGGCGTACTTAAATGATGCACGTTCTAGATCATCAAAAATATAATCATAAGAAGCGATATCCTTTTTAATCATTACAGGACTATCTTCAATAACTTTTGCTCTATACTTGGGTGATCTAAAATACCAGTAATTCGCAAATGTTGTTACATCTTTTAAAGTATCGATATTACTATCTAACCACTGCTTTATTTTTTGCTTTTCAAAAACTTCATCCGAATCTAAAAATAGTACATAATCAGATTTACAAAATTGAAGTCCTACCCATCGAGTTTGATTATGATGCCATCTAGCATTAGCTGAAAAGTCATAATCTAGGGGGATAAATTTACAATCTGTGTTTCTATTCTTTACTTGATTTATTAATTCTAAATTCTCCGGCTTACCGTCAAAAGTATAGTCAAAGTATGTTACTATGATGTTTTTGCTTACATCTCGAATACCATCTATAGTGGCATCAATAAATTTATAATCATAACTACAAAAGGGTATAATTGTATCAATCATTTATTTCTCCGGCTATTTTTAAAGCTCTAGCTATAACTTGATGCATGTCATAATATTTATATTCTGCTAATCTTCCGCCAAAAATATATTTATTTTCATCTATCAAGTTTCTATATTTTAGATATCTATATATATTTTCTTTATCATTTACTGGATAATATCTATCGTTATCTTTTGTCCAATTCTGAGGATATTCTTTTGTTATAATTGTTTTATTTGATTTATTGTTTAAGAAGTGTTTATGCTCACATATTCTTGTATATGGAATATTGTAATCAGTATAGTTTATAACATATGTTCCTTGATAATCTTCAATGTCTAATATTTCTTCTTCAAATCTTAGACTTCTCCATTCAAGAGCATCGTATTGATAATTAAAAAACTCATCGATTGGTCCTGTGTATACAATTCGCTTAGCCATGCTATCTAACTTATCTCTATCTTTAAGATAATCAACTCCTATTTCTGTATCAACTGATGTTAATAAGTTATTAAATATTTCAGTATATCCGTTTTTTGGAATGCCTTGATATTCATCATTAAAATAATTGTCATCATAGTTTAATCTAACAGGCAATCTTGCAATTATTGATTTAGGCAAATCTCTTGGTTCTCTATTCCATTGTTTTTTTGTATAACCATAGATGAATTTATGATAAAGTTCTAAACCTACTTCATTAATGGCATACTCTTCTAAATTTTGAGGATTATCTATTTTTTCTTTATATATTGTTTCCAAAATGTTTTTTGCATCTTCGGGAGTAGTTACTCCATAGACTTGATATAAAGTAAATAAATTTATAGGAAAAGAGTATATCTGTCCTTTAAAATTTACTTTTGGCCTATAAATAAATTGTCTGAAATCGCTAAACTGATTTATATAATCCCAGATTTCTCTAGAGTTAGTATGAAAAATATGAGGCCCATATTTATGGACCTCTATATTGTGAATGTTTTCCGTATAACAATTTCCTCCAATGTGAGATCTTTTGTCTATCACTAGACATTTTTTGCCTTTATCGGTCATTTGTCTAGCAAATACAGACCCAAATAATCCAGATCCCACAATAAGAAAATCGTATTTCATGATCTATTATCTTTTATATGAGAGTATCCTTGTAAATGATAAGCAAAAGATGCAACCTTTATAAAGGTATAACCCAAGCTAGGAAGCAAGTCATCAACAAGTAGAATATCGTTTGGATGAGGAAATTTTTGCTCATTTGGAAAATCAACAAAAAATTCTTTTTTAATAGCCATAGGTAAATACCAACCTTTAGTGTCTTGCAATATTTCAGGAGCATTACATTTTTCTTTGTCACACCAATTCATAAAGTCTTCATGCCTATAAGACGTTGGAGTTCTTCCAAAATCCTTTTCTACATTTTTATATGAAACAGGTGCTACTCCCGGCTCGACAAGATATCCAGTTCCCACTGTTTTTCCTGTTACGTATTTTACATATAGTTCATCCCAACCTTTGGATACAAAGATGTCGTCATTCATAAAGATAAGCAGATCTCCATTAGCTAATTTGGCTCCTTCGTTAAAAGAACCGTATACATCTTTTTGATCTGCTATCTCTATAATCTCATATTCATTGGTCGTATTTTCGGCAATAATTTTTCTAAATAGATCAATACATTTATTTGCCGTCAAATATGGTAGTATAATAGAAATCATGTTAGTTTGCTTACTGGTTGTCCACTCCACATTTTACATGACCAATAGTTAGCTTTCCATTTTGGTCCGGGATTGTCGCAATTATGTCTGGCTCTATATGACTTTCTTCTTTCAGGATCGTCACGTTTGATTTCCATATCTGGATCACCAAAATTAACTTTTACAACATTGCCCTTTTCATTCTTAACATATACAGAAAACTTCTTTGGTCCGCCCGGAGTTCTGAACGGTTTATTAAGTTTTACCTTTTTGCTCTTCTCGTCTTTACCAAGACCTTCATGCGGTGTTTCTCCATCAAGAGTTTTATCTCTTGTGTCTTCATAAAAAACTCCACCAGCAATAGTGATCTCATATGTAAATTCATTCCAAGTATCATCCCATTCAGCATTAGCATACTGCATATGCATATCTACTTTAGACAATACATCGTGTTCAGCTTTACTTTGATGGATGCAAATTGCAACTCGCTGCTTTTGATCTGGATATTCTTTCTTCATTGTAGGATTACCCATACAATTAGAAATGAATGCTTTAGGATCTTGATCTTTTCTTTTCTTAGGAAGTGGCATCTTTGTTTTCTTCTTTCTTGGATGGTTTAACTTTTTCAACTGGGGGCAGCGGAGCAGCAACTGGTTCTTTAACTGGCGCTTCCACTACTGGTTCAGTTACTTCCGGATTTACATTAATTGCAGAGTTATCGATAATCTTTCTCATATTTATATGCCCTCAGTCTGGTTGCTTTTGTTGTTGTGGACGACCCCTGAATCCTCCAAAGTTGCCCGGAGGAAATTGCCCATTAGGATTTTGTTGTCTAAACCTTTCCATTTGAGCTTGACGTTCTTTTTGTTGCTTAATTAGCTCTTTAATATCTTTAATTTCCTGCTCAGTTAATTGTGAACAGATGCAGTTATCACAGCAATCACTTTTCTTTTCCGCTGCTCTAGCTTTTGCCTTTGCTTGAGAACTTGATTGTACGGCAACACTGCGAAATCCACCAGTTCTATTCATATAATCCCAAGAATTTGTTTGTCCAACTTCTCTTTGTATCATATTACTAATTTCGAACATTCCCAACGCTGGTGGCATTGTTAGTTGTGATAATAAAATTGTTGTTATTGTGATAATCATTTTTCTTCTTTGCTTTTTCTTGGATGGTCTTTTGGCAGTAAATCATTATCCTGTTTGTAATTTGGATTTGATGGTCTACCATTATACATTAAATATAAAAACGCTTTCACTCTTGCTATTCCCCAGCCTCTCCTGTCCATAGATGGATGGTGACTTGTTGAAAAAGCACCCTCTCCTCTTCTTTGAACAGCCTTCAATTGACCCATATTCACCTTATAACCTTTATTGTTTTTTTCAACTTTGGCATTATGTTCTTTCATCATTGAAGAAAGAGTGTTAGTTGTCTGCTCACCCTGTTTAATATTTTTATTTGGTTTACTTGCAGACTCTGGGGCATTTTTTTTAGAACCATGCTTACGCTCATCTGGCTCAGCCGGTTTTTTTCTTGGATCATTTTTAGATGGTTTACCATATTGCAATGCAATTGCCTGATCCATATTTTTTAAAATTTCTGATTTTCTATCCATTTCAGAAGTTTCCAGATTCGTAATCTGACTTTTCTTTCTTTACTTTGCTATCAGGTTTGTTAGCAGAGTAGGAATGACCGTCATGACCGTCAAAATTACCAAAATAAGAATCTGACTTTGGAGCCTTTGATGCTTCTTCCGGTTCTTCTTTTTCATTTTCTTCATCGTCACCATATTCATTATGAAACATTACATAATCATGTATAGCTATTACATAATCATTAGCTAATGCTATTTTACTTTGAATCCAAGGTTGAGCTAAGCATTCCATATTGTCAGGATTTAATGCAGCTAATAGCTCCATTAATAGCTTGTGAGTTGATGCTAAGCTAGATACGCCCATTTCAACAGCTCTCTCAACAACTTCTTCAGGAGAATTGTCTGCTCGACTAACCTTCATTTTTTCTACTCTGTTGATATCGTATTTTTCTCCTTCCTTAGCCTTGTTTGCCTTCCAAGCACTATGAATTTGTTCAATACGATTCATATCATACTTCTTTTCATTTTTATCTTTTGCAGTGTTGGCATCATAAACTGCTGGTTGATTTGGGGGAACTTGAAGAAACTTTTCTTTGCCCTTTTTAGAATATGATAGTTCATCGATATCTAAAGGAACATCTGCTGGTTCCTTATCATTTCTAATCCCCATAGGATTGACTTTAGTTTGTAATTTCTTTTCATTGACAAACTTGTCATTTCCTGCTTCTTGCATACCTTCTTTAGCTTTTTTAGCTGCGGCAGCTTTTTCGATTGATTCGAGAAGTTCTTTTTGATTCATTATTTCCTCCTATCAACTTAAGGTTAATAGATATTGTGTCTTGTGAACCAAAGCTAACATCTCGTCACGAATATTTAAAAGATCTGTATCTGTTTCTTGGAACTGACCAGTTAATGATATTAGAAATGCTTCAAAAGCCTTAATTGTTTCAATTGCGTTTGATGCATCATAATTCAGTATACTAGCTGAGTTGTTTCCAATGTTTCTACCATACTTACCCATATAAACTTCCATGAAGTCATCTGCTAGGTCGTGAATGCCATCATATAATCCACCAAGAGCTTGGTGCTGAGCATATGAAGTTGTAAGCCAGTGAAATACGTGAATTTGAGAAACGAACCCTAGAAATGTACTTGCTAAATTTTGCATTTGATATACCTCTTTATTGTTGAATATGTTAATATAGTTAACGCTATACCTAACCCCATTGACATGGGACTTTCTTTCCATAGATCTACAAATATGATAGACGCGAAGCCTTGTATTTGCCACATAGAAAAAAATCTCCTTCTCATTATAATACACAATGAGAGGAGATTAGATTTTATAAGCGTCGATTAAAAATTCTTCAACCTTGACGTATTGCTTTTTGGCAAACAATTCATCTGTTCTTTGTTTTGCTGCTTTCTTTTTTAAACCAAGAGATACTAAAGAATCCAAACAATCTTGATAAATTCTCGATGTCTTGTTTTCTTTGGTATCTTTTGGAATATATTTAATAGTTTCAACTTGAACTTCAATAACTCTAGGTTGAAAAATGATAGGTAGAAATACACATCCCATTATAAATAGTAGTGATAATGTTTCATTCATATTTCTACCCTTATTTCTTATTCTGATCGTTTACAGAATCTACCTTTTGAATCACGATTAGGAGTGCTACTACCGCTGTAAGTAGTTGTGTCGTCATCTTCTTCATCGTCATCCTCAAAAGCCTCAAGTTCTTCTTCAAGACCTTCGAGTTCTTCACCCAATGCGATGATTTCACTTGGGGATAGGCAGTGAGAGTACCGGACTAGGTTATCCTTGATATTGTCGATTTCTCGTTCAACATCCTCGATTGTTCGCTCATCCGCTTCTTCTTCCTTATTATACTCGTCGGTGTAGTCGTTGTCAAGAGGCTTTTCGAATTCGCCCACAACAACATATTTCGCCGTCCGCAGCTTTTGGTGGCCGCAGTCATGAGGAACGCTCACAACATCTGACGGGTCAACTTCAACAATCATAACTCGATTGTCAGAATTGAAATTCTTAGCATAGTCTAGAGTACCAACGTGGAACCCATAGCTACAACCCAGTTCAGGGTCATCACAAACTTGGTTACGGGGCATCTCAAGAGTTTGACCAATTGAGTTATCAAACTTGCCACTATACCAGTCCTTGTAGTTCTGCTTGACTGACTTGTAGCCAAGGAAGTTGCCATTCGGAGTGATTGGCATCAGGCCATGCTCAAGGAACTTATAAAGCTCATTAACTGCACGGTAAGAAGGATTCTTCATAACCTTCTCAAAAAAGTTAACAAGCGGCTTGACTGAAAGCCCACGCTTAGCAAAGTCAAGAATCTTATTGGTAAGATAGTTATGTACATACTCACCATTAAACTTAACACCAATGTCATCGACTTCAACGCCAGTTGCGGTTGACGAGTTGAAGAAGTTCTCGACAACTTTCTTAACACTAAGAAGTTCTTCGATACCATCATAGTCTTCTGCATAGAGGTTCTCGCGAACCTTATTCCAATTTGCATGAGTATCGTCAATATTGTAGATCTTACCAGTTTCGGCGATCACAACGGTCAGGGCATTTTCGGTTTCAATATAGCTAACGGTCATTTCTTATTCTCCTTTATTTTCCATCATGTCTACGTATTCGACCACACTATCCATTATATCACAGAACTTCGTCGAGTCAAGGGCAAAATCTACCAGAGGATATTTTTTATTTGCTTCATCGAGATGGACTGCGTATTCCGTAGCCTTGATCTCGATATCAGTTTTAATAGCTTGATAAAAATCCCGATTGTGCCAGCGAATTAGTTCACACATACCTTCGTAATAT